CAGTCATCAACGAAGCCGCTTCTGTGCGTTCGGGTCGTCTTTCTACGGAAGACGCGATGGACATCATGAATCTTATTGGTCAAGCCGTTGTGGTTGGGGGCGTTCGGCGATCAAGCGAAATCACCCTGTTTGCCGCTGACGACACCCGCGTCTTGGAGGCCAAAACTGGCTTGTGGACAGACCCCGCGAAAGCAAACAAACGGTACCGCTCCATGTCGAATAACTCAGTATTCTTTACTGAGAAGCCAACGAAGGCGCAGTTGCAGGACATTTTTAAGCGCATCATGGATAACGGAGAGCCCGGCTTTATCAACGCGGAAGCGTCAGCAAAACGCCGTAAGTGGTATGCGGGTACTAATCCGTGTGCAGAGATTTTGCTGGCAAACAACGGAGTGTGTAATTTGTCCGAAGTAAACATGGCTGCGTTTGTAGACAGTGACAACGTATTAGACATCACGGGGCTGTTCGACGCAGTTCGACTGGCTACGCGTATTGGTGTGCGTATGGCGACTCTTGATTTGGAGCTGCCCCACTGGGACGTAGTACAGAAGCGCGACCGGCTCACCGGGGTATCAATCACTGGCTACGTTGAGGCTATGGATCGTCTGGATGAGTCAACCACCGAACCTTCGTTTGTTCGCGACATTCTTGGAGGCATGCGTATGACCGCCCATACCGCCGCTCATCAGTATGCGGACACGCTGCGTATTGCCGCTCCGCTGCTGGTGACCTGCGTAAAGCCGTCAGGAACGATTGCACAGCTTCCTACGGTGAGCAGCGGAGCTCACGCTTCGTTTGCTCCTTATTACATTCGACGCGTTCGTATTAGTAGTACAGACCCGTTGGCCCGTGCCATGCGCATGCTGGACTTTCCCACTTATCCAGAAGCGACATACATGCGTCCTGAAGAGTTTCGTGAACTGTCTAGCGCAGAGAAGGACGCGGTTATGCAGCAGGCAAAGACGTGGGTTATTGAGTTTCCAGTGGCCACCGCTGCAAAGAAAGCCGCGAGCACGGAGTCAGCAATCGACCAGTTGAATCGCTACTTTATTCTGCAGCAGCACTGGACAGATCATAACACTTCGATCACGGTAACGTTAAAGCCGGAAGAAGTGAACGCTGTTATTGACTTGTTGCTGGAGCGGTGGGATGGCTATATTGGCGTCTCGTTCCTGCCCGCGTCAACAGGCGCTTACCCACTGATGCCTTACGAGGAAATTAACGAAAGCGAGTACTACGAGCGTGCGCAGCGAATTGAGGGAGTAGACGGCGAGCAAATTACTCGCATGTTGGCTATGTTTGAATCGGTTGGTGACGCTGATGAGGCGCTCGAGGCCGATTGCGAAGGCGGGGCCTGCCCCATTCGCTGACAACTAATCTTTGTAACTAGTAGAGGAGTAACTTACGGGTATTGCTCGTAAGTTACTCCTAAAAGGACACTACATGACAAAAAGTCGGCGGTTTCAAGAGATTTTGGCGGACTATGCGGACAAATACGATCTAGCCACTCTCTCCTCACCCAACGATCGAGCAAACCTAGAGATGCTGATTAACAATCAAGTGATTGTGGAAAGTATTCAGGTTAAGCTGCAAGAACTCACTGAGGACGACCCAGTGGAAAACATCGACATTATTCAGCGACTAGGCTCTTCGCTTAAAGACATTATTGAGCGAAACCTGCAACTGGAGCGCGCCCTTGCCCTCGATCGAAAAACCCGTAATAGCAATAGCAGCGAGTCAGTTGCCGAGTACCTCGTAAACCTAAAACAGACTGCATTGGATTTTCTTGAAAAACGACTTACTCGCGTGTACTGTCCCGACTGTAAAACGCTGGTAGCTCGTTTTTCAGTTGTGCACGATCATTCTCCGTTTTCAATGCGCGTCAAATGCAATCAGTGCGAAAAAGACGTAACGGTAGAGCGAGAAGAGCGGGATATTTTCTTTGACATCAAAGACTCAGCGTGGCGAAAAAAGTATCGCTACAAAGTGGCAAAGCCAAAGAGAGATGAATCAGGCGGCACAGAGCTGGTAGAAGACGATTTGCTGCTGTCTGACGAGGAGGACGCCGATGCTAGTACCTAAACTAAGCGAGGCTGAGTACGCACTTCTTGAGGTTATCGAGGATCCGATCTGGTTTAACGAGTTTCTCCGCTCCACCAACAATGGAGATATGAACAAAGGAAACTGGCCAGCTGAGGAGTTTTCGTTTCGTCCCTATCAAAAAGAGCTACTTACCGACCAGTCTCCACACATTGTAGTTACTGGCGGTCGTGCTATCGGCAAGTGTCAGCCCGCCAATGCTCGCATTTATACGACAGAGGGCTACAAGACCATTACGCAGCTATTGAAGCAATCCTCGTTTGTGACGTACGCGTATTCAGAAAGTCAAAACGCGTTTGTGCAGCGACGAGCATATCTTCGCCGCGATCGATGGAAACGCTGCTATCACATCAGCACAGCAACAAACAATCCGTTGGTCGTAACGGACATGCACCCCGTGCTCACCCCCAAAGGATATGTGCTTGCAGGCCATTTGGCTGTCGGTGATTTGATCGCAGTGGTTAACCGGCTACCAACAGCACACTGCACAAATACAACGATGACGTGGGCCGAAGCACGCGCACTTGGCTACTTCTCGTTAACAGGAGTATATCATCTTGCGGGGGCGGGAATTAAGCCTCGATTTCGCAAAATTGAAGCCGAGATGCACTCAATCGCAGAAAGCTTGTTTTTGACGGTGAAGAAAAGCGACGACGGTGTACTTTCTTTTGAACGCATTAAAGCAGGCGGAGTGCGGCACACGTTGAATCAGCTTAAAATTGAGTTTGGCCTGCGCAAAGATCAAGAGCGCCGTGTGCACAGGCTGGATTGGTTAAAATCTTACGCGCTATTTAGCATCCGCGCTTTTATTGAAGCCGCATTTGCCCAACACGCACAGCTTTCGCTTGATCGTGTTAGCCTCCAAGTGGTAAACAAGCGCTACATGGAGGATTGGCGCGAGATTCTGCTGTACTTTGGGGTGGTCACCAAAGCGTACAAAATCGCTGAGCACACTGATGAAGAGCATGAGTTTGAGATTGACGACAGCGTATGGATTATCGAGACCGCTTCAAAAAGAGACGCACGTATTTTTTGGGGCCAGTTTACGCTGCCCGGCGTGTCTGTCGCAGAATCTGTAGCGGAGTACCCATCTACTGATTTGTACCGATGGGAGCCGATTACTGCTATCGAACGCCCGCCTCGGTTTAACTTAACGTACTCAGTACATGTGTATCAAGACGAGACGTACATTTCTGAAAATGTAGTTGTGCACAATTCGGTCATTCTTGAGGATCTGTTGACGTATCAAATTGTGAACTCGGCTATTGAGTTTCCAAGAACCCCAGAGCAGCTGCTTGTCACGCCAAACACAAACCAGCTTACTCCGCTTCTTGACCGAATTATTCTTAAGTTCACTACTTCACCGCTGTTGAAAGATTTTCTAAATAACAACGTGAATCGATCAAAAGGCACGTTGGACTTTCGTTTAGGTAGCAGGCAACATCGACTATACGCACGTATTGCGGGTAGCAAAGAGGCAAACAACCTCGTAGGTCTACACATTCCAAAAGTATGCGGTGACGAGTTTCAGCTGTTCCCCATGACCGCCTTTAACCAACTACAGCCTACAATCAATACGTGGGAGCCTAAAGTGCAAGAGTTTTATTTCGGAGTACCCAACGGTATTCGAAATATGGCAATTTACGTACTTGACATGAAAACACCGAAGTTTAAAAAGTACCGCATTCCTGCACCGAACAATCCTTACTTTACAAAAGCCGACTGGGATGACGCAATTCTAAAATTTGGCGGTGAGGACAGCGACACGTTCCAGCAACTGGTGCTTGGTCGTCACGGATCTCCCTCGTTTCAAGTTCTTTCGCGGGATCAAATGCGTACCGTGCCGGTAGACTTCTTTAGCTACCGTTATAGCCAGACAAGTAAAGAGTCCGGGAAGCCCTTTCGAGAGGCACTCCCTATTGTAAAGCTTCCCGATAATGAAGGTGTGATCTTCTCGATTGACACTGGATTTTCTGATCCAACAGTGCTGCAAGTCTTTATTCGTACAAGCGGCTACTGGGTATGTGTACGGCGCTACCGCATTCAGCGAATTGACTATCCAGAACAAGAACAGATCATCGACTATCTCACTAAAGGATATGCTCCTTCTACGATTGCGATTGACGTGGGTGCCGGTGGCGGTGGTGCGGGTATCATGCAAAGCCTGAAAACTCGCTCTGAATACGCTTCTATGAACTATGCAAAGCGCATGTTAGCCGTGCAGTTTAACGAGAAGATTTCTCTTGGAGCAGTCGATGAAGTAGAGATTAGCGAAACGTTCAAATCATGGGGCACCAACGAGCTAATTAAGAATGTCTACAGCGGTGATCTTGTGTTTTCTGAAGTAGATGCTGAGGGCATTTCGCAGCTCGAGCGCTTGGCCCGGCAACGCAGAGCAAGCGGCAGCATGCACTACTTCATTGTGTCTCCACGCGGATTCGGAGAAAGTCCTGACGATCACATTTATGCCAGCTACTTGTGTTTCATCGCCGCTCTCCGAGAACCTAAGCAGACGAAAACAGCCCAAACTTTAGCCCGGGCTACTGGGCAATTCACGTCGAGGTAACTATGACTCTATCTAAAACTGTGGCTGGGTTCAGTCCGAATCCAGTATACACATACAATCTAAACGTTGTAGGCTACTATGATCCTACACAAGCTCCGTTCGATAATACAAAGCGGTACACGTACCATGAGCTCATCCGGTACTGTCGTTACTTTTTTGAAACTGACACTATTGCGCGCACGGTTATTAACCGTATGGTCGACATGTCCATTACTGAGTTGCAAAACGAGTTTTTGTCTGAGATGGATCAAAGTGTTCAGTTATACTACACAGCAGTTGCAAAGAAGCTACAACCATACTTAGAGATGGTTGCGCTGGAGTACCTTGTAAACGGACTGGCTGTGCCTGAAGTGGTGTACACCACGACCATGCTCAACCGTCTTGATCGCTCTTTAGGGCGCAAGCGCGTGGAAATTCCATCGTCTGTGTGGGTGCGTAACCCAAGTAATCTCCGGCTGAAGCGACGCCCCGCAGGGATGGAGCGGGCCGTGTACTTGGAGATTCCTCCTGAAGATGTAACATTTATCGAGCAAAAAGGCAAGCGGCCTGATGGTACTGACGACGTAGAGGCGTACAAAGAGCTGGTACGCATGTACCCAGACTACGTAAAGGCAGTGCTCAAAGGGCAGCGCGTGTTTTTGCTACCAACCGCTTTTCCTATTTACGGTGATTTGCTTAGCCACGCGGACTATCCCATCCCGTTTCTTAAAAACGCGCTTAAAGCAATGCAGCACAAAGAATACTTGAAGCTGATGGATCAAACGATTGTCGCCCGGTCGATTGAGCTTGTTCGCCAAGTAAAGGTAGGATCAGACACGTTTCCTGCAACTGATGATGACCTTGCTACGACAAAAATGGCACTTGCTGAGGCAGCCGCAAGTGGAGACCGTGTGTTTAACCTGTTTACCAACCATACAGTCGACATCCGCTGGATTCTACCCCCACTTGATGCGTTGCTGAGTGACGTAAAGTACGTAGAACCCAACGCAGAAATCTTTCTTGCACTTGGATTTCCGCGAGTACTGACCGTGGGCGAGTCACTGCGAAGTAACTCATCCGATAGCCGCATTGCTTCGCTCGGCCCACTATCGCGACTAAACCGCATGCGAGAAAAAATCATTCGCTGGGTAGAGCATGTGTATCAAGACCTCGCAGAGCGCAACGGGTTTGCAGACTGGCCCAAGCCAGTGTTTAGTCCTATTCAATTCCAAGACATGACCGCGTTAACCCAGTTCGCTATTCAGGCACAGCAAGTCGGTGCCATTAGTAAGGACGTAATCGCGCAGATGTACGGCACCACTTATCAAAAAGAATTAGAGAAAATCCAACAGGAGTCTGCGAATGATCAGCAAGAATCCCCAGCACCAGAAGAACCTAGTGCTGAAACCGAATCAGGGGTACCACCTTCGTCCGAGTAACGTTCCCTACAAATCGTTTATTGTCCACACTACAAACGGAGCTCAGAACTCTAAAACAGAGAACGAGCTTCGTTTTTTGGTAACTTCTCCAGTCGTAAGTGCTCACTACCTTGTGGGCAAAAAAGGAGAGATTTACCAAGTCCTTGATCCAGAAAAATACATCGCATGGCACGCAGGAGCTGTCGCTACCGCTGATCATTCTAACACGGCAAGCATCGGCGTGGAGGTGCACTTTACCCCAGCAGAAATCGACTGGACTGCAGATATGTGGGTTGGCTTGACCAGACTTGCTCGCCTGTACAGTCATCTCAACATTCTTACGCATCGCGAAATTGCGGTTCCCAAAGGACGAAAAATTGACCCCTCTGGAGTGACTGACGCTCAATTCGTTTCGTGGAAAACAAGCTTGCAGAAATCGTACAAAGTAGCAAAAACGCTAAACAACCTAAACGTGCGGAAAGCGCCTGTTTTTGAAAACAACATTATCCGCACGTATCCAATGAACCGCTTTGTGGTAGTAGACAGCGTGCCAGTAGAAGGGGCAGTTTACAATAACAGCAACCTATGGTATTATTGTAACTGGCTAGGGTATGTGCATTCCTCCCTTTTAGAGCTGGGAGGTGACGTATGAGCACTGAGTCAATGTACGCCGCCGTTTCGGCCATTGTTAGCTTTCTGATCGCATGGATTGGATTTAAAAAAAGCTCACAAGACGCAGACGAGCGGTTTCAAAACAACTTGCTTGCACGCATCGAAACGCTCGAAGAGGACAACCAATCGCTCCGCCAAAAAAACGAGGATTTGCTTCGTGTAAACCTTGAAGAGCGACAACGGCAGATTGAGCTAGAGCGAAAAATTGGGATTATGGAAGACGAAAAGCTACGTATGCTCGACCGAATCCAAGATCTAGAGCGAGTCGTCGACGACCTAAAAGCCAAACTAAACAAGATGGAGGCGTAAATGACGCTAGAGCAAGCACAGCAGCTGTTTGATCTTTTAATCGGCGCGGTTATTCCCATTCTGGTCAGCCGCATTAAAGTGGTCGAATGGCCTAGTGAATGGAAGTTCGGTATTGTATTCTTTATGTCGTTGATGGCGTCCTCAGTAGTGCCCCTTGCTACATTGAGTAACAATGGGTTTGACTGGGATCGCATGCTCGACTCGTTGGTCTTGATTTTTACAACGACGCAGGTAGTCTATCATAGCGCTTTTAAGCTGCTATCTGCCGAGGAGCAGCTAAATCCTCGCACGGCGTTGCTTCGCCTGATCAAGCAGCAGGTGTCGTACTACGTAGCTAACTTGGACGAGAAAGCAGTTAAAGAAATTCTCGACCCAGAAAGCAGCCGTGGCATTGGCGTAGTTGTTGAAGAAATTGCAAATATCGACGAAGAAGTCGAGGACGAAGAGCAAGAAAAGTAGCTCAAAACACCCCTATAAGCAAAAACTTATAGGGGTGTTTTATGCTATACTGCACGTATGATCCGACTTGAAGAGCTCGTGATCGTTGTAATCGCTGCGACTGCAGGGGCGCTGCTGTACACCGTGGTACACTGGCAATTACACAAACTACTCGTAAAGTGGGCAACACACCCAAAACTGCTTGTTGGGTACCTGCAGGTTTCCCGCATCATACCAAGGAGGTCACTGGTGGCTGGAGCAAACAGAAGGCCGGAAACTGACTTTGTGACAACTATCCTACGGCAGGAAAATGCTGCGGGCGTGTACATCGAACTTGTACACGACTCTCGTTGCAATCCGCCGTACCTGCTATACGCAGGAAAACCAAAGAAGCAACGACTTTTGCTCTTTTGGCATCGTGACGAAGCTGTTGCTCGGCAACAGCACGCAGACACCGTAACTGAATGGGGGCTTACTAATGATTGAATACGCAGTACCGACGCTAAACCAACTTGAGTGGCTGTTTACGCGTCACCTACGTTCGATGAAGTTTAACCTTTTTTCTCGCGTATCCATCATTGTGAATGAGATTGACGCAGAAAAGAACGTGCTTTGCGCCGCGATTGGCCAGAAGTATCCGGTCGTTATTACGAAGGTAGATCACAACGCCGGAGTCTCCAAGTCGTGGAATCACTTTATGGCGGACGCGCTGCAGCGAGGGGCTCGCTCGATTGTGATCGCAAACGATGACATTGAGTACACTGACCCAACTGCGTTGCCTCGCCTGTGCGAAGCATTGGAAGAGCATCCATTTGCCTATATCAACGCAACTCACGAAAACGCATTTAGCTGCTTTGGGATGCAGCTTTCTCTAGCTCGCTACGTAGGGTTTTTTGACGAACAGTTCAGCCCGGCGTATTTTGAGGATAATGACTATGCGTACCGGCTGAAGCTTGCGGGTATCCCAATGCACCCGGTGGAGGGACAGTACTTTCACTGCGGTAGTGCGACGCTTGGTCGTTTTGACTGGACGCGCAAGCAGATGCACCATCACAACTTCCGTAAAAATGCGGAATACTATGTAAGAAAATGGGGAGGTATGCCGGGTGACGAACGCTACACCGTTCCGTTCCAGAACGGAGAAGACTATGATCACGCTGATCATCGACCCTAGTACCTACAGTCACGCGGAACTCACTGCGTTGCTACGCTCTTTGGAACACACGTCCAAGAGCGTAGCATTTTCTGCGCTTACTGGCAATCAGCTTGTGTGGCAGATTATTGTAGAGTCGTTTGATCCAGTGTTTTGGCAAAAATTGGCGGAAGCGAACAACTTTCAGCTGTACACTCATTCAGTAACGCAGCATTGGTAGTTGCATCCGTTGCAGACTTGTGCTATTCTCTAGATGGGTACTTTTAGAACGGAGGACACCGTGGACTACAACAACATGTTTGGAGTGACGTATCGTATTCGTCGTAACAAGAACATCTGGGAAGTTTGGCGGTTTACGTGGTTGAATGCACGCCGAGTTGCTTGGGCACTGACTGAGCGCGACGCGCAGGCAATCTTGAATCGTCTGGCCCAGAATGACCAAGGAGCTGAAGCATGAGTGACTACACCCCTGATTCCCCAATTATTGGGCCACGACGAGCTTACGTAACTCAAGCGCGTGTAGTAAACGCGATTTTGAACAGGCGCCCGACACCTACGTACACAGAATGGGACTTTGCCAAGTCGATTGTCCCTGCGTACTACGAGGTGTGCGTTCAAGTACAGGTTGATCCGCTGCTCGCGATCGCGCAAACGATTCACGAGACTGGCAACTTTACCAGCTGGTGGTGTCAGCGACCACGTCGAAATCCCGCGGGTATTGGGGTGACTGGACACACGCAGCATTCGCGTCCAGCAGACATCACTGCGTGGGCGTACGACTCTGAGAAGGGCTTGTGGCGATATGGTCTGTCTTTTCCGTCGTGGCAAGTCGCGGTTGAGGTGCATGTCGGTCGCCTCGTGGCTTACGCGCTAAAAGCCTCTCAGTACACCGACGCACAGCGGTACTACGCTCAGCTCGCGTTGGCGTACCGTCCGCTTCCTGAGCAGTTTCACGGCGTAGCGCCGACGCTCAAGGGATTAAATGGCCGCTGGGCCTATCCCGGGTTTACCTACGCTACACGCATTGCTAGTGCCGCAAACTATTTAGTACGAGCGTCGATGTAGCGGTTGTCAGCCAGAGTGGCGGAATGGCAGACGCGACGGTCTTAGAAGCCGTTGAACGCAGTTCGTGCGGGTTCGACTCCCGCCTCTGGCACCACACATCGAAAGAAAGGATCACAATGACACTGCAGGAACAAGCCGCAAACGCGGTGAAAGAGGCACTACAGCGAATGACTGTAGAGACGATCAAGACGGCCACCGTTGTACAGCTGTGGCGCGGCGTGTATTATAACAAGCAAAACGTTGCTTGCTATGCGTACACGGGTAAAGAGAAAGGCTGCTCGATATTTATCTGGCGTGAGCCTTCTGAACCGAATTGGTGGTTTGTCGAGCACTATGCTGGGCGTAGTGAGCACTACTGGGGTACTCGAGCAGAGATCGCGCTGTGGCTGTACAAACGCGGGATTTACCCGCTCTTTGGTGACTCAACGGACGCTGAAGTGCTCGATCTGCTTGCGGGGGAATCTTTATGAGCGACCGACTTAGTTTACTTCGCTGGCTCATCTATACTGACAGTATCCACGACTACTACCTGTTCCAGCTCGTTGATCGTGGGACTGCCACAGGAGAAAACATTGACTTTCGTTTCTCACGAGCACAGTCGCCCAAGGGATACGAGTGCGTGATGACACACATTGAGCAGCCGTTTTACGTCGACTCCGCGCAGGACATTCCGCACGAACTGATGGCCAAGCTGCGGCAGCAGTTTCCTGACAACCCTCAATATCGCCGCCCTTTTGACGTGATTGGCTAAGCAGCGATACTTGATGCAGCGGAGAAAACGGCTGATCGCAGCTCGCCGAAGCACTCCGTACACGACGTATCGAAAGGCGTATCGAGAATCGCACCGTCGATCACGCCGCAGGCGAAACTGAATGCAAGTGAGTTTTTGAAATTGCTCAAAAATTCGCTTGCATTCTTTTTTTACCTGTGTTATCATACGAAGTAATAAGGATGGTTGCAGCACACCTACTGCATAACTATGTACGCACACAAGCCATCCTGATCAACAGAAGAGTGGGTTCAGCACTACCAACACTGTATAGGTCAAACAGAATCCCCACTCTGGTTTATCGTCATTGTAAGGAGGAACGCATGGCTACTGTTCGAGACTTGTTCGCTCACATCGGCGAACTCACCAACGAAATCAAAGCTCTTGAAGCAGAGCGTGCGGCGCTTCGTCAAGAACTTGAGCGGCTCGTGCTCCTTGAACCCACGCGCAAGCTGGCGGTCGAGGGGCTTGGGAAAGCGGAGATGACCCGCGGATCAACGTACCACACGTACGATGCAAAGAAACTTGACGCGTTGGCAGCGGAGTGCGTCCGTAATGGCGACTTCCACACTGCCCAAGCGTTGGCGGATGCTCGTGAGGAGAAAGTCCGTGCAGAAACCTTGCGTATTACAATGAAAGGAGACGCGTAATGTTTAAGCTGATCGTAGAGAATGCAACAGAAACCACCAATGGGATGCCTGCGTACAAGTCAGCCCTGTCTGCTTGTCTCGACTTGTTCTACAAGGCCGGGGCCAGCCGCGGAAAGAACATTGTACCTGCGTTTGAAGCCGCATTTCAACAGGATCGGGATCTTGCGGTACGGATCGCGCTTTGGGCTCGCGACATTCGTGGCGGGGCTGGCGAGCGCCAGACGTTCCGGAACATCTTGCTTCATTTGGAACAGGCACACCCCGAGGTCGCCGGAGCTATCCTTCCACTCGTTCCGGAGGTCGGTCGGTGGGATGATCTGTTGGTTCTCCAGACCCCATGGGTGAAGACACAGGCGTTTGCGCTCATCGCAGACGCGCTGCGTCGCAAAGACCGATTGTGTGCCAAGTGGATGCCGCGTCAAGGGGCAATCGCCGCACAGTTGCGTCGCCACATGAACATCAAGTCTTCAAAAGAGTTTCGCAAGCTACTCGTCAGCTTGACAAACGTCGTGGAGACTCCCATGTGCGCCCGTGAGTGGTCGTCAATTCAGTTTGACAGCGTCCCATCGGTTGCTCATGCGCGCTACCGCAAAGCGTTTCAACGCAATGCACCACAGTATGCCGCATACGTCGAAGGTCTGGTCAAAGGAGAGCGCAAGGTCAACGCATCCAGCGTGTTCCCGCACGATGTGCTGCGTGGCGTTGCTGACGACTCCCTGACCCCGGTGCAGGCCCAGTTTATCGAGCAGCAGTGGAATGCACTGCCAGCCTACGTCGGAAGTGCGCGAGTGCTGCCGATGGTGGATGTCAGCGGCTCCATGTCGTCGGCAAACGTTTCGGGTTCGGTCACCGCGATGGACGTTGCAATCGCAATGGGACTCTACTTCGCGACGAAGTCAACTGGGGCCTACCGAGACCTCGTGTTGACCTTCTCCGAACGCCCAACGTTGTTCTCTCTCAAAGGCTCGCTGACGGAGAAATACCATCAGCTGCGCACGGCTAACTGGGGGATGAACACCAACATTGACGCTGCGTTGGATCAGGTGTTGTCGTTGGCCGTGAACAACAACGTGCCTCAGGCAGAAATGCCCGAAGTGCTGTTGGTCTTGTCCGACATGCAGTTTGACGCTGCACTCGACTATCGTTCACGAGGCCCGTTCCTCGAGATTGCCAAGACGAAGTTCCGTCAAGCAGGCTACGTGCCTCCGGTACTGGTGTTTTGGAATCTGAACGATGCAGGCAATACCCCAGCGACGATTCACAGTACGGGAGCGGTGTTGTTGAGCGGCTACTCTCCAGCAGTCTTTCAAACCACCATGCGGCTGATCCAGCAGCACTCCCAGATTGAGAACGCGCTCCACGCACTTGCCGTTGAGGCGATGCTGGCCACGGTCAAGATTCCTCGCTACAACTGGGAAGACTGACACCGCGCTCCTTTTTCCTCCTTTCTCTTCCGCTCTTGCTTCGGCAAGGGCGGGTTTTTTTTTATGCACAAAAACGACAAGCAAAAATAAGCACGCGCAGAAAAACTCAAACGGGTCGATGGGTTTTTAAAATTCGTGGGGGTCACAGGTATAGAAAAGGGGAGAATAGGGACTGGTTTGTGACTACCACCCACAGGCAGTCAACAGCAACGATACAAAGTGTAACGTTGCTTACCAGCGAACTACACAGTGTAGATTCGCTTAGCTCTTGAAAGGAGCAAACACCATGGCTATCGTCAAACGCTCGTGGAACCACATCATTCTGGCCACCAACGGCCGCGCATACACCAGCCGCCACGGCGTCATGCCGGGCGACGAGCTCGGCCGAATCGACGTGGAAATTGAGCTGCAAATGCTCAAGCCGAATGACTTCGTGATTGTGCGGCAGACGCTGATGGCACGCGTGCGTCGCACGCTGGCCGACGGTTCTGTGGTCTGCGTGCTGGCGAAGGCCAGCGCAGGCCGCAAGGCACGCGCTATCCATCTCTAAGATCGGCGAAACACGCTACTCAGTGCGATTGAGTAGCGTGTCTACGGTTGTTGCTCATAAGAGTAACGTAAAATTGATCCGTACTGACGAGCCGTCAGCACGCTCTTGAAAGGAGCAACCCCCATGTTGAACATGATTGAGTTCGCCGCCAGCCAGACCCCCACCACCGCCCCCGCCACCACCCAGCTCGACTTCCACAGCATCCTGACCGCTCTCGGCCTTGCCGAGCAGCCCGCCGCTGAGCAGCCCGCCACCACCCCTGTCGAGAACTCGATGACGATCGAGTTCGACAGCCCGGATGAGTGTGAGTCGTTCGCCGTTGAGCGCAACGGCGTCATCGCACGATTTATGAAGAACCAACAGGTTTGGTGCCAAGTAAGCGATTCGCGTGGAAATCACCAAATCACCGCGAAGATGACTCGCGTCTTCTTCGTCAACAAGGAGGGCGGCCTCATCGGCGAGACGGCAATTCTGCCAATCGTGGACAGCCAAGAGGTTGCCGACGCGCTGGTATGGCGCGCAGGCGTGATGCCGGAGGGCGACATCGTCACCCTTCGCTAGTGTTCACCTGCAACGCTCACCTGCAGATATGGATGTGAGAAATACAAGATTGCGAACTACACAGTGTAGATTCGCCTATGCCCACGAAAGGACAAACTAATGGCTGTCATCACCGTTCGAAAAAATGAAAAAACGACCTCGAAGGTCGTCGCAATCGCGACGACCGCATACGTGGTCGTTAGTGTCCTTGTCGACGGCACCCAAGCCACTGCGGTGGCTTGGGGCGCCAACGACCCCGCTATCCGGTTGACTCTCAAGTTCGACGCCGCCATCAACAACACTGTTATCGTAGACTACGTCTGCGAGGACAAGGAAGTAATCGTCTCAACCGGGGTCTTTGAGGCCCCACGACAGGACGCGCTGCTGTTGGACATCTTAGAGGCGTTACGGCGCTTCTAGGAGGTCAACCTGCAACGCTCACCTGCAGATATGGATGTGAGAGTATCAAGATTGCGGACTGCGAGTGCAGATCCGCTTAGCTCAAAGGAGCACACCATGACGACGATTATCATCACCACCGCCGCCGGCGAGACCGTCACTATCGAGACGGTAAGTGCGGTCACCGTCAACGTCGACGGCGTGACCGTCACGTTCACCCCCGCCGCCGAAGAGCCCGCCGCCGAAGAGCCAGCCGTCGAGGAGCCCGCCGTCGAGCACTGGTTTAGTATTTGGTGTCGCTGCGAGTGGTGCGACGCAATTCGGGTCGCCTTGGAAAACTGCATCTACGAACAACCGTGGAGTTGTCCCCGATGCGAAAGCATCAACAACTACACCTCGCCCATATGCGAGGTCTGCGACACCGACATTAGCGTCGCCCACCGCGTGAATTAGTCGGCGAAACACGCTACTCAGTGCGATTGAGTAGCGTGTCTACGGCATGTAGCCGTACTGACTTCGCCGTCAGTATGGCCTACAACTCGCCGGGGCTCTACGGAGTCCGCTCGGGCGTGCTCGACGCCATGGCTGAGTACGAGCGCGTGTTTCTCGAGCAAGCCGGTTGGCTTGCGGTCAATCGCAAGACCGCCTTGGCCTTGATCGAGGCCGAGCTGACCGATGCCCGGCGGGCTATCCGCCACATCGACACACGGTCGTAATCTGCCCACTTGCAACGCCCACCTGCGGTAGGATGTGGGAGTATTCGCCGCAAGTCGCGCACTACAAACATCGCGTGACTTGCTAACAGAAGGAGTGTGCGTATGAAAGCACACAAGATCCAAGTAGTGACCCAACAGGGTCATCGCTACGACATCGAGTGCGAATGCACTCGGTGCGTGGCGATCCACGCACATCGACAACTTGTCCGCCGCCAGCGCCGCAAGGCGTTGGTAATGGCCGTCTTGCGAACGGCCGCCCGGGAGCGGTTGTTCGCTGTCTACGAGCGGTTGCGGGCTGAAAACCCGCAACACGCACGGGCGATCGCGGATCTGTACTGGGAGGCTCAGCGCAAGCTGGGCTAACTAGTACTGCCCACCTACACACTATTCTCCTCGTAGTGTGTAGGTGGGTACCCCTTGACGACTATCGTAGTATGTCGTTATAATGGGAATACTACGACCATTGCGGATTCAAGTACCGTCCGCGAACATTATTCTTAGGTACTTAATGAAAGGAGTTCGCCTTATGGCAACTCTCATCGCCGTCCTTTTCACCGCCGTTGTGGCAGCCGCTGCCACGCACGTCCACCACGTCCGCAAGGCCCGCAAGGCCGCAGCGGCCCGCAAGGTGCGGATGGCCGCTTTGCGGCAGCGGCATGTCCGGCGCGTACGGCAAGCGTACCGCGCCGGGTGGCGCGCCGCTGAAGCGGCTGCAGCCCGTGCGGCAGCCGAGGCAGCTGCTGCCCAAGTGGCAGCATTGTTCCGCCGCAAGTAGTAGTTAGGTACCGGAGTGGGCGGATAACCGGATAACTTGCCCACCATTGCGGAAGTAATGCGCCCGCAACAATGTTCTGCATTACCGACCAGTCAAACAGAGGTCGGTTCAACAGCTGGCAAGAGACCAGCAAGGAGACTCAAATGGGTATCAAGCGAAATGTCGAGATCACCGCAGAAGTCCTCAACACCAAGGCCTCGCGCATCGCCGCCGATGTGGCCATGCAGCAGGCCAAGCGCCTGTTGCAGGAGGACGAGCAGGCCGAGCGCTCCACCCGCAAGGCCAAGCGCGGGAAGCAGGGCTTGCCGGGCCGTGTCCGGGTCGACCGCGCCCGTGAGGTCGAGGAGGTCGAGAGCCTCGCGACCTACGGGTCGTGGGGCTACGTCGGCCCCCGCGGGGTCGTGTCCAACTTCCGCGACGACCTCACGGTCGGGGTCGTGGAGGGGTCGGGAGCCGACTATGAGGTCGATCTGCCCAAGTACGAGTACGACTCGGTTACCGGGCGGGCAACCAAGCGCGTAAACCGGGCCGTAGTCCTCGCCAGATACTGGCGGCGCTTTGGCCAGCGCGGAGTGCGCTGCGAAGTGGTTCGAATCGAGGACGTCGTCCGCCTCAAGGGGTACAACCTCAACCACCATGTGGTGGACTTCACGGTCAGGCTGGCCGGTGATCTCCGCAAGGAGATCGAACTCATTCGGCGCCGAGTGCGCTAATTCGTCGTCCGGTACTCCCGCGGACGTTAATATCGGGGAGTCCATTGCGGGCTACATAGGGTAGACCGTCTAGCCTCTTTAGAAAGGAGGTGAATCATGAATAAGGAGCTTATCGCGGCGACGATGTTCGCTTCTCAGGTCTACGGGCCTGAGGCGGGCATTAAGGCCCGCAAGCTCGGCGGGGTGTGGTATGTGTCGCTGCCACCGCACCCCCGCCGGGGAGAGGTCGCTGCCGCCTTCGGGCGCGCAGACGTGTTCGTGCTTGAAATCCGGCAGGCATAAGAAGTCCGCAGCTGATCGGTAAAGCTGGGTAAACACCGGTACCACATCAATCGCGGGCATACACAGTGTATCGCTCGCATATAGCGCCAAAGAGCGCAAGGAGTAAAGTACCATGAGAATTCCAACCGCAATCGAGGTCAACGCGCAACACCTCATGACCGTCGCCAACGCTGCCAATCGGCAGCAGGACGCGGAGGCGTACTACCTCTTGCAGGCGTACGCAGACCTCCTCGCGGAGCGCCTGCGTGAAAAGGCGGCGAGTGCTGGCGCCCGCGTGTGGATTGTGCAGTGGACCGCGGAGCTCATGCCGCGGGACATCGCATCTCCCGGAGAAACCATCAAATACTTGGTGCCCGGGAAACCGTGGCCCCGAGCCCAACAGGGCGCCACGGTCGAAATCGACGGGGTCGCACACAAGGTAGTGGTGAATGCCGCCACAAAAAAATCAGGACATGAATGCCAATTCGGCATCTACATTGTCAAACCCATCTCCGTAGTCTAGTGTCCACCCGCAACGCTCACCTGCGGTAGGATGTGAGGAGTATAAGACTGCGGGCTGCACAGTGCACTACCCGCGTATAGCGCCGAAGAGCGCAAGGAGTAAACCATGGAGAAGCTTCAAGAACTGAGCAAACAGTTGGAAGTGATCAACACCGAGCCCGCGGCTCAGTGTGCACTCGAGGGGTACTCGAAAGAGTGCCTCTGTGACAAGTGCCACGGCGTCCGCGCCGAAGAGGAAAACTGGGACTGGGACGAGTACGTGAGATCCCCGTCTCAACGAGCACGCGCACATGCCTACGCACGCGTGCGCGGGGAGGATGCGGTTACGGCCGCAATCTTCCTCGCAGAGGAGGAAGGTAGCTTTGCCGAGCTGCTTCACCGGGCGTGGATTATCGCGGAGCATCTTGAGTGGGCAATCAAGCCCGCGCAAGTAATCAAGGAAGCGATCGAGGGTCGCCTCCTTGATCGGCTGTAGGCCGTTCTTGAGCTAGTCGGCAAAGCTCGTTAAACCCCGACTGGATCTACCTAGCGAAAGGAGGTATAATGGATCCACCACTTGCCCGTGTCCGCCACCAGCCACCGATACGGGCGCCCACTTCGGTGGCTGGTCGGAGGCCCTCGCCACATGGTGGCAATCCCTATCCGGGGACGCTGCCTGTGGCCCTCATAGACCCAGAAGAGGGCTGGGTCATAGAAAGGAGGCGTGCCTATGATCCTAGAATGGGCCCTCGCACTCGTTTGTTACGCGGGTGCAGGATGCGACGAGCCCACGGTAACGTTATCACCTGCGGCGGCGTCGGTTGCCGCGTGCGAAAGCGGTGATACCGTAAGGCGCGGAACCCTCGACTGGGATGCTGTCAACGTGAACGCTGACGGCACCCGGGATTACGGGGCGTTCCAATTCAATGACCACTGGGTCTGGTCAGATGCTGACCGGTGGTTTATGAACCAGCTGGCTGCGCGACTGCAGATGTCTCCGGACACGCTGCTGAGTGCGTGGCCGACAGCAGCTGACGCACCTCCTGCGGTGCAAGTGATTGCATTCGAGATGTTGTGGAACGACGGGCAGGGGTCGTTCCATTGGTCGGCTTCCCAGAAGTGCTGGGAAAGCTTGATGAAAGGACAATAGACAATGTTTCAAGCATCTGAGCAGTACCGCGTCGAGGCACTCGTAACCCGGGGCTCAAAAGAGCAAAGGGTTACATTCCACGTTCGCGCCGCTTCCATGAAGGAAGCTGGCCCAGAGGCGGTTCGTGCCGCTGACCGGTGGGTTCAGCAAAATATCGGCATCGCCTTGCCAGTGTTTCCCGGGAAGCACTGGCAACGGCTCGGCCGTGTGCTTGTGTACAACAATTACCGCATCAAGGTGTGGTTGTACATTAGCTACTAAGTTCACCTGCAACGCCCGCCTGCAGATATGGATGCGGGGTTCGTTCAGTACACAAAGTGTGTGCTGTAGAGAAAGGAAACGTTGTGAACCGGCTAAACTTGTCCCCGTTCGAGCAGGATCGTATTCTCGATTTAGTGCAGCAGCATCGGAAGGCAATGGAGCTGCTCGAACTCACTAAGGCAGAGGCAGAAGCGCTTGCACAGCGCAAAGCGGCCTTAATCGCCTCCCTTGAAGAAGCACTTGCTCAGGGGGAAGTAAACCCCGGGTACATGCTCAAGTTTTTGCTCCAGCTGGAGTTGGAGCAAGACCTGCTCGACCTCTATCGCCGCTACGCGGCAGAAAGGAAGAACTAGGATGCTGATCCAAACGCAGGGAAACGCGTCATGGACGCGGAAGCAGCTGTTTCTCCTAGGGATCCGATCGACGCAAGTCGACTACGACGTGCTCGACGTACACGTCGCTGATCACAAGGAGTTGCGCCGCCCGTGGCACGCGCTGGGTGGCGGCCCCAGCTACCGTCCGTGGGAAGTGATGTTTGAGGTGAACGGTAACGTCGTCGAAGAAGAGGACTAGCAGTCCGCGGAGTGGGCGGATAACCGCACAACTTGCCCACCATTGCAGAAGTTACGTGTCCTTCTGCGCTTTATTGTATGACACGAAGGAGTACGGTATGTATTACCTGTACGTTGGTGACATGATTGACTATGTGGAGTCGTTTGAGCAGGTCAGTGCTGGCATTGCCGCCGCACGGCAGCACACCGACTGTCTGCTCGTCTACGAGAACGGCCAGCCGGTGGCGTGGCGGCGGCCGTCGGGAGACCACTGGGAAGCGACGACAGCGTCCTGCTCCCGGTGCGGAGAAGAGCTGTGGGGGGACGCCGCTGTGCAAATGCAGTGGCTCGACGGCGATCTCGTGTGCGATGAGTGCGGCGAAGGGGATTACCCCGCCGTGCGAGAGGAGTTAGCGGGCTCGCTTTTCGACGCGTTGCAGGCATGGGTCACCACAGTGACTGACAAAGTCGACCTGCCCGCTACGGCAAAGCAAGTGCTGGAGGAACGCTTGCGTCGGGCTCTCGGAGGGGATGCCGAGCTCGACGACTTGTTCCGTCGGATATTTGGCTTTGGTACGAACGACATCGGCCGGTAAGTATGGGGACTGTGCGGGTCTACAAAGTGTAGGCCCGCTTTGCATAAGGAGATAGTACCATGAAGATCGTAGTCTACGTTGACGGGCATCGCTGCAAGGAGAGTGATGCCCATGCTGAGGTTCAGATGCTTCAGGCTCTCATACCTTGCGCACGTATCACGCTTGTGCGTGGGATGGCGTGGGCGGACGAGCTGGCATTTGCCGATGCCGTGTACCGACACAAGGAAGTATTGGTAGTCTTTTTTTACTAACATAAGGAGATAGTCGTGACTAAGAAGAGCAATAACCTCGTGTGGACGCCCGGGACATGGACAAACCGTGAACACGACCTGCAGGACGGTCGGCACTTCAAGACCTTCAAGTTGAGCGGGTCGAATGACCCAGTCTTGGAGATGCTCCACCCAGACACTCCCATCGATCCCGAGGGCAACGTGGGGTGGTGGATGGTCGACAACTTCGACCCGCGAGAATGGTACCTCGTCCGGGTGTACACTCATCGGGAGTCATCCCACCCGAACATGTGGCACCGAATACGCACGACGCGGGAGTACCTTGTGGAACTCAACCCGTTGTTCCACTTAGGCTGGCACCATTACCGGCCCTCTACGGGGTACCGAGATAACGTGCTTACCGGGGTGATGGTGAGCAAGTTTTGCCCTCGAGAAGGGACTGAGTTGCAAGGGCATATCTCCGACTCATCAGCTACTCAGAAGTATCCGTTTACTTTCCGCTATAGAAAGGAGTTAGTCAGCATCACACGAATCTAGTCAGTTCCCTACGCCTGCGTGGGTGAGTATGCAGGGTGTATAATAGTAGCAGAAAGGAACGATTGTGGCAAAGATTCGCTACAACAAGCCAACGCTTGAGTCGTTGGTGAAGAGTCAGGTTCGGCTGTATTGGAACAGCCACAAGAAGCTGTTCAGTGTGCAAGCCCCCTACCCCAGCGACCGCGGGGTGAAGTGGATCGTGGTCGGACACACCGCCAATGTGCAGCTGACCAACTGCACGTTTCAGGTCAGCGCTGCTGGCCACCGTCGTGCGTTGCGTGAGGGCGTGAAAAACGTCCACGCATTCGTGCGTGGGACGTTGGCGGGGGTCGATGCTGTCGAAATCCCCGAAGAACAAACGGACGTGCTGTACAACGTCTATCCCGTTCGCTCCGTATGGTACTCTCTACAAGACGGGTGTTTCGCCACCCGTATCGGTGTGGACGTATGGCGTGTCTATAGCTCTCCGCAGGTGTGGCTCACCTGCGGGACGAACCCGATTGTGAAAGCATGGAATCCGTACACTAACCTAGACGAGCTCTACAAGACACTGTAGAGTAGTTCGTCAACGGAACAGGCAACCGTTCAACCGTGCATTATGTTATGGAGGTAGTTATGAAGATTGATCGTAAAGCGTTGCAAGAGCTCCGTGAGCTCCTAGTATCAGCGCGGGAGCTAGCGGGCTTTGCGGCTGAGTGTGAGCGTACACACTCAGGAAGTATCCGACCGTCCGAGTTCATGGGCTTTGTAATGATTAACATCGGGTATTTGGGATTGGAGGCTTTCGTGGTCATCAACGACGACGCCGATGAATGGCGTGACGGCTTCGAGGGCATCTTGTACGCTCTGTGTCGGAGCGTTGATAAAGCCATTGACAATCCGCACTCTGAAAAGCAAAAAGAGCTACTTGAAGAGCTCAAAGGCGTGATTATAAGCATTGATCAGTGGCACACGAAATACGTGGCCGACTGATCTCTGACTGAGTCTGTGCGGGGTAACAGTATAACTTTCCGCACGTATGTTAAGGAGGTTGGCATGGAGCCTGAAATGGAGCCTGAGTTTGTGTACCGAATGGAGAAGTCCGAGGCAGTAGCTGCGCTCGGCTTCTCCATCACCGACGAGGAGTGGGCGGCACTCGTCACCGCCATGGAGATCTCGGAGCTCGGCCCTCCGCGTATGGCTGAGTTTGTGTGTGAAATGTGGAATAATTTACAAGTAGAAGGAGAAAAGTAATGCCTAACAACATGATCGCCCCAGAGTTGACCAAGCGTATTGCCCGGTTGCCGGGGCTGCGCTATATCTACGGGAAGGACGGGCACATCTACCTCATCGTGGACACTCCGGAGGGGCGAGCCGATCGCGTGGCGATCCTCGGCAAGGGTGCTCGAGCGCTGGAGAAACTCCAGATTATCGTCACGATGATCGAGGGTACGCTGGCGTACCTCGGATACGAAGATCCACCGTCAGCACGGATTGACATTAATCGTTGGGTGTCAGTCTGTTGGCTCCGTGAGGAGATTGACGATGCCGGTGCCGATGTGGAGGCATTCCGTCAGTACGTGACGGAACGCGGCAACGAATTTTTGGCAGACAGTAAGGTGGGCTTTTACTCCACCTTCGACGAGGGCAAGATCAAGCAAGTCACGGTCCGAAACCATGACTCTGGTGAGGAGTATCTCGTGTATGTCTGCGGATTGACGTACAATCCGGAAAACCCCATTCATGTAGCCTATGACGAAGGCTACAGAGGGGAGGGGATAGCGTACTGGGACGTACCGTTACTTTTCATTGACGGTCCACTACAACACGGCGTGGGATACATGTTGGACGAGGTAACGGAAATCATTCAGCCAGACCGTTAGTCCACCCTGAGTGCGGAGGTAACAGGTTAAACTTTCCGCGTATTATTGTTATGTTTCTCAGAAAGGAACAACAACACCATGGACAACAACACCATGAACTTCAGCCTCACGTACAAGAGCCTGCGTATCACCAGCTCAAACCCGAAGAACCCCACGCTTCGGGATGTCCGTGACGTACGTGACGTGACCATTTATGGATTTGCGGAGGATCGCTTCGCGGTCTACGCAGCATGTGCAGCCGCTTTGAACAAGAGCCCTTGGGTCTCTTGGACTCGGCCCGGTACTTGGGAACTTGGCATCGACAACCGTCTCGTCGAGATCCCGCTGTGGATCTTAAGGTTTGAAGAAACCAAAATCTCCACTGGCTGGGGGGCCGATGACGGTAGCGGCATTGAGGTTACCGCATTTTACGTGGTAAAACCGTTTGTGGCTTTTACCCCAGCGGACATCCGCCTTATAGAAACCGACGAGGAGACTGACGAGGTGTATACTTCCATCCGTCAGCATAACGGCATGGACAGCGCAGGTGTGCTGTGGGATACACAGTACGACCTTGCTGTGCCTGTTCGAGAACTCAGCGAGTTCTTCAACCCGTGGAAAACCACGTACTCGGAGGTTTAATGTACACAGTTTCGTTCATAGGGATCGATCGCTTCTTCCGCACTTGTGTGGAAGAAGCGACGTTTCAATCTGAGGTAGCGGCTCGGCTGTTTGCCGAAGCCGTGTCGGCCAAATACGGGTGGGCTACGCTGTCCTACGAGGCAGCTGAAATAGACCCAAGGTTTAATCGTCCCAAGTTGGTGACGAAGTTGTTCGTGAAAGGAACAGCACAATGGTTGAGTTCAAAGTGATTGGCGTGCGATCGATGGAGTACCGTGACCTTAACCGCGAGGTTATAGTGTACGAAAGATTCGAGGCAATGCGAGAAGTACGGCGCTTCCTCGCTGCGGGATTTCCCAGCGTAATTGTGGTGGTGGACGACGAAAAGATCGGGTACACTAATGACGTGTACGCTGACTACTACTTCGCACAGCCGCTTCCACGCACTAAGAAGTCGTTAGCCGTGTGGGAGCCAAGCGCCATCGTGCTAGGAGACGATGTAGCCACGCTATGGCGGCTTAACTTAGTGCATTCTAACCACGCTGTTCAGCTGGTTGAGTGGGTTGTCGAGGTAGAGCAGATAGGGCGCGAAGTTCAAAGCGCCCCGGTATTTTTGGATCCAGCAGTACTGCAGTGGCGGCTGCTGAATGGGTATCTACAAACGCATGATATACCTGTAGGTACATCATGGAAATGCACGTATCCGGAAGAAATGGAGGAGTGGCTCAATGCGGTTTTCCGCTACGAGCCAGATGATCGGCAGTACTTCTCGTTCAAGGACGGCGTCGTCACCGTTATTAGTTAGTCCACCCTGAGTGCGGAGGCAACAGGTTAAACTTTCCGCTTATTCTTTACTGTTTCTTAGAAAGGAACAACTATGTCAATCTTACTGAGCTTGGAACTGCGACACGGGGACTACGTGACGTATCCGACGGTTCACCTCCCCTTGGATGAAGACGACGATGTGATGGAGGACGACGACGAGCTGTGCGCGCTTGGTGTCGCACAGCTGCGTGCCATGACCGGTATGGCTCCTCCAGATCATGCTTTTATCGACACTTGGGACTCTTCTGATGGGTTTGCCCCAGAGGAGGTAGACCCCCCGTTCGTGTCAATTCACTACACTGTGGCTGAAATTGTAAAGGCGGGTCTGACTGCCAGCGAATTTCAGCAAATCGTTACCGAGTTTGCTAATCAGCTTCTTAGCAAAAAAGGAGAATAGTAATGTCTTTCTTCACACGCGACAAGAACCGGTTTGGTGAGAACAAGTACGTCGTCACTGTCATCTGGCGTTCCGGAGACGTCTGGGCGCCGCTCGGCCTCCATTACTTTGTCTTTGACAACAAAGAAGAGGCCGAAGTGTTTTTTACCGACAAAGACCGGGCTCTCCGACAACGTTGGGAATATAACTGGCTAAACCAAGGCAACACATTTTGGACAGCCCGGATTCTTGTGATTCTTACCCAGCGCGACGGGCACTCGGAAAGAGGATGGCAAGGCTTTACCCTCAGCGACGAAGAGGTTGTGCGTTCTTGTTTACAGCGCGAGATGGACCCGGAGCCCTGTCTTGCAGAGCGGGCCAAGCTGCTTGAGTCGCGTGACGTGCCGCTGTGGGTCGGCTGGAAGAAGGAATAGTCCGCCCTGAGTACGGAGGCAACAGGTTAAACTTTCCGTGTATTCTTTATTGTGTTTCTCAGAAAGGAAACAAAGCACTATGTCAGCACAAGTTGCATTCGAGGCCTTTGTGGAGATGTTGCTCGAGGCTGTGGAGCGGGGTGAGAAGACCGGAACATGGGTACGCCCGTGGGCCACTATCGAGCCGCAACGATTTGACGGCAAGCTCGTGTACAGTGGTACCAACACGGTGTTCCTGTCCATGTACGCACACATGATCGAGCGTGCACAGCAGCAGGCTGAATGTCCGTACACGCACGAGCGTTTGCGGCTGATCTGGCAGGCCTGCCGAGACTTACCAAAGTTTACGCCGTACTACGGCACACTCAATCAATGGAATGAGGTCGGTGCTAAAGTCAAGGCTGAGGCCAAAGGCTTGCCGTTGATCCGCGGTAAAAGCGGTGTCAAAGAACTCGATGACGGGACGTTTAAGTACTACTCGTACTTCACCTCGTTCACTGTGTTCAACTCATCTCAGGTAGAAGGTTGGGAGCCACCTGAGGTTCAAGTCACCGATGCCGATACTGCCGCCGAGCAACGGTTTCACGACCTGATTGCTAAGCACAATCCCAAGGTCGTGCCTGCAGATCAAGCAGCGTTTGTCCCTCGCAAGGACGAGTTGTGGATGCCGGATCGAGAGTCGTTCCCAAATCGGAATGACTACTACGGCACGTTTGTACACGAGATGGTGCATTGGACAGGTCACGAGACTCGGCTGAACCGTAAGTTTGGGACAGATCGTCCCACGTACGCCTTCGAAGAGCTTGTGGCTGAGCTCGGCTCAGCAGTGCTTAGCACGTCGCTGGGCTTCACGGTCAACGACCGCAACACGCAGGCGTACCTCTCTAGCTGGGGTAAGTGGCTGCGCGAAGATAAAACGGCTGGACGTCGTGCGTTGCGGCTTGCACGACAAGCAGTAGAGTACCTCGAGAAAGGAGGTGAGTAGATTGCCATCATATTTTATCTACGTACTGTCGTTGTTTTGGGCAAACGCAGGATTCGCACCGGGACGGTACCACATCCTGCACTCAAGCAGGTCGCTGTACATCTGTCGGCTGCATATTCTGCGGCATGGCGGGTACGGCATCGTGTACCATCGGCCAGTCGATCATCCTCGTGCTCCGGTAGAGTGCTGGGAAGCGGGCGTGCTGATCTGGCAAGACCGCCAGCTGTACACGCGCATCGCAACTCAAAATGTCAAGATCCAGCAGATGCTTGACAAGTCGTACCAGCGCGGCTCCGGCTGGACGATTCCTGACATCGACGATCGCGTCCCCCCTCTCTAGGCTGTCTTGGCAACGCTCACCTGCGTCAGATGTGAGGTAGCGGGGCTGCACAGTGTAGTTCCGCATACGTCCAAGAAAGGACACTACACACCATGGCTAAGCAACGCCAAAAGACCCCAATCAAGTTTGTCGAAGACACTCAAAACAGCAAGCTCGTCGACAAGCGTGACTATCACGCCGCGACCACGTACTCGCAGGTCGGGCCGACCTGTCCGCGCTCGTGCTGGTTCCACCCCAACTCGTACCACAAGGCTAAGTGGCCGAAAGGATGGCGACACTGCTTCGCTAGTATTGGCCGTGCCGCGTTTAGCACACGCGAAGAGGCGTTCGAGGGTGCTACGTACGATGATGCCGGTCTTGCTATCGTGCGACACCGCATTGACGCGGCGCTCTACAGCCACCGTATCGGCGACGAGATCATCGACTTGTTCCGCTGGCATACCGGCGGTGACATCCTGCACCCTGCAACGCAGGAGTTGTGGGTCGAGCACGTCGACTTGATCGTGTGGGCCGCCGAGCAGATGTGCGAGCTCGGCATTCCGCTCATCGGGTATACCGCCGCATGGGATTACGCAGGGGCCGAGCGGCTCAAGCCGTACTTCCTTGCGTCAGTGCAAGACCGGGAAGCGGCAACCAAGGCACTCGCTGCAGGCTGGCGCCTCGCGTACGGCGTGTTGCGTGATCGTCTCGAGGAGGAGACGGCATGGTTGCGCGCCCAAGGCGAGACGGTCATATTCTGCGCAGAGCAGTCTAAGAAAGCACGATCGTGTGCTGACTGCGGCTGGTGTGCATTCGTGGATCCGCTTAAGATCCACCTACACAAGTATAGCACTTACATGCTGTACCGCAAGAAGTTCGGCATCGAGCTGCCCGGCTCCACCATGTTCGTTGTCCACTAGTTCGGGTATAATGCTAGCAGGGGAAAGTCCCCTGCTAGCCACCATAGAAAGGTATGTGTCTACTATGACCTATGCACAACTTCGCGAAGACAACTTTCGCCGCCAGTTCATCATCGTGCCTGACGAGTACGTGTTGATTGCCCTCAAGCAGATGAAGCTTGAGCTGTGGTCAGCTCACGCCGACGAGTCTACGATCGACGACGAGGCGGAAGACGGCGAGTACTTCTACACGACTGTCGACGCTGAGTACATCGGCGATATGTCGGACGAGGAAGTGTTCGCACTTGGGCCGTTTGGGGTGAACACCATAGAAGAAGCAGGGCGGATCACCGCACACTGCACAATGAGCGCTATTGCATCAGCGCTAGAACAGGAACAACCGATGATAGTGGACACGGCAACAACCCTACCCCGCTACGCCTACGACGAGGCGTTTGCGTTGCTCGACGAGGCGGTCGAGTTCATCTCGCGGTTGATGAACGAGCAGCGCACCCAGCTGCTTAAGCGTCGCCACGCCGCAGCGGTACGAGCAGAACTCCAGTACGGCAAGGATAGCGTCGAGTTTAAGAAGGCCACGGACGCAGTCAACAACGCCGGGCATGGCGAGTATCCAACGCCGCAGTGGTTGTCCGACGCAGGCCTTGCCGTCGGCGCGATCGGCTACGAGCTGGGCAAAGCAGCACATAAGTCCATCTTGGACTACCAAGATGTCCTCGGCGCGATTATGCAGCTTGAACGGTATGCTCTCCCGTACGAGCGGCTTAGTCGGATCCACGAGATTGCACTCGAGCTTGATCGCTGGCATACCCGCCATATCTTTGAAAGAGAGGAGGTAGTAGTCGATGACTTTGTGCACAAGTACGTGCGGGAAGCAGTTACCATTGATCCCGTTAGCAACGAAGAGCACTACGTCTACGTTGCGTTGTGCGACTTCGACGAGAGCAACTCCGTGCACATGTGGGTGGACGAGCAGTACCGCAACGAGGGTCTGTACGCGTGGGCGATCAGCGAGCACATTCAGCCCAGTACTCCAGTCGGTGACGATCAGCGTCTTTTTGTCCGGTTTGTCTAGTATCGGTATCAGTCGCGGGGTAGCAAATGCTGCCCCGCTTACAAAGAAAGAGGATAACTCCTATGGCTAATTACTGTGACAACATGGTAGTAATCACTGCCAAGACTGTGGCTGCTCGTGCGTTCGCTCCTCGTATTGTAGAGGCTATTGCGCAAAAAGGTGACTGGCTTGACGTTGTGCTGCCTCCTCCTGCAGTGCTCGTCGCTGAAACAGAGCGAGGCTGGCTTGACGTTCAGGACGCAGAGATTAGGACACAGCTGCGCGAGGCGGCAGAAAAACGCAATACCGAGCAGTACGGGTACCCAGACTTGCGTCAGTGGTGCTGGGGCAACTGGGGGACTCCGTGGATGGCAGATGCTGTTGCCACAATAAACCAGAGTGATGGTAAGTTCGAAATTACTTCATTCTTTACGTCCGCGTGGGAACCGCCGATTTTGGCATACGAAGCGCTGAACAGGCTCGGCTTTGAGATATACGCAGAGTATGCTGAGTTTGGTCTTAGTCTTGGAGGTATTGTGCAGCTCTACCGCGGCCGTAAAGCCCACAAGAGCAGTATTCAAACAACCTCAGATCTATCCAATCCAAAAGATCCTATTCGCCTAGCTCTCGAAGCGAATGGTTGGTCAATTTCGGAGTGGTACAACCCAGAAGACGAAGATGAGTAAGCACTAGCCAGAAAACCACCCTTACTACTGCGGTAGTGGGGGTGGTTTTTTTTTTATTTGACTGCCCGGCCATCGGCCCTCATGTACGCGCACTAATGTTGCTTTGGGCCCTCGTAATTTGATCGTTTCTGGCCCTAGGCCCTCGTAGCACGGCGGCTAACGCCTTACAGCTGTGGGCCATATTATGGCATCAGGACGCGCCGGGGAGGGGGCCCGGGGGAACCAAGCGTTAATTGTGAAATTTTGCGCGATTTGTCGACATAAGTTGGCCAAAGCAACATTATTACCTCAAATGTTGCATTCAACTCTCGCACTTTCGATGCACTTTTGGCCACCGATCAGGGCGTTTTCGAGGGGTCGATGCACGTTATGTCGAGTTGGAGGGGTCGAAGGGGCCAAAAACAACGCCTGACGTGTAATTTTTGCGAGTTTTAGCGCGTCTCGGACGTGACATGGCCTCATAATTGCCCTTCGTGCCTTTCGTTCTGTCAAGTACACAATTTAGCGTTCTTCAGGGGTTCATTCCAAGCAGGGGAGATCGCGTGAGTGGACGATCGTGTGAGTGGACGATCACGCGAGTAGGAGTCAGTCTCCCCTGCGGTGTTCTTACGTATATGCTTATGGAATCAATCCTTCATCATAGATGCTGTACAAGTTTCCATTTTCCAGCGTATACCGAATTGCTGGGGAATACGCAGGGCTATAGTGATTCTCGTGCAGTGTGTTCAGAAGCTCTACCGTAATATCGGCGAGATAGTTTCCGATTGCTTCTGAGTAGTCGTGATCTGTGATGCCGAGTGAGTATCCTTCAGGGAACTTTGGTATCAGGTATCCCATGAGGATTTTAATCCAGAGTTCCCTTGGGAGATCGGCGGCAAAGACTTCAAGCTTCTTAGTTACCATTAGAGGGATCCGTGTCTTTGTCACTTTCAAAGTCTACAGAATCAGCGTAAGGAAGGCGGCGTACTTCTTCAAACGACTCCACTAGATAGAAGTACTCGAGAAACGCTTGAAGCTGACCCACGCATACTTTTCCTCTATGGACGATTCCTTCTACGACAGTAAGAGCGGTTTCAAGTTCTTGCCGCGTGATATTGTCGGTGTAGGCTCTTTGTACGAGAATGTCGTACAGTGAGTAGACTACTTGTTGCATCTCTCCGAGAGTAAGCTCGACTGTTTGTTTTGGTTCCTCAGTCATTAGGATTCCCTCATAAATAGGCGGCGAATTACATATACAGGGAAGATCACGATTGTCGTGAGAATAACAGCGACAAGCCATGTGATCCCAAGGGTGGTGTCGAGCACTACTTCAAGAGAGCGCTCGACCTTCCAGCGAAACAATGTCCAATTCCAATTCATTGACCATACCTCCATGACGAGAACCCAGTAGTACTGCGCGGTTCTGGTTCGATAAACAACGAAAACGTCACCAGTTCTTGATAGAACTCTTCTGCATTGCGGGGAATGAAGTCAAACGACTCCTCTTCTTCTGCGTCTTCTTCCAGTGCTGGTGGGGGAAGAAGAACGTCGTTTGAAATAACCGTGCCGATATACTCCATGGGAGGGAAAAACGGCCGCTCTACACTTCCAAGGACGTACACCATACGATCCACAAGTACCTTCTCTGCTTCCCCGTCTTCTGGTTCAGGATACACAATGTTAGCAAAGACGTATTGAGCATACTGCATTGCTGATACTTTTGCTCCCTTGGGTAGACGGAGAGCAATACACGCGGGAATCCCTTGTGTCATGTCAAATAGAGGGCGAACAGTATATGCCTGTCTCACGATCCCTTCTCCTTCTTAATAAACGCGGCGAGATCCTGTGCCCATCCTGCTACATTTGGATCGGTCACAGGTCGACCGGCGATTACTTCTCGCATTCCAGTGCGAAGAATCCAAAGAACATCCCATACCTTGGCCCAGACAATATCGGCGATCTTTTGCTCGTTTATTGGAGCACTACCAGTAGCGGCGGGATTCTTTTCTAGTTCGATAACACGCGCCTTCAACAAGTCGAAGCGCGACATCATAACCTCGGCAGCTCGTTGAGCGCGTGATGCTGCTTCTTGGGCAGCAGCCAGTTGGGCTTTAAGCTGAGCTACTTGACTCTCGTCGATCGATACTACGCTACTAGTCACGGTGGCCGTCAAGGGAATATACCCCGGAACTTCATCGTACCCGGGCTTACCCGCAAGATCAATCCACGCGCAGTAGAGCTTGTCTCCCTGCACATGGAGGGCCAAGTGCGCTCCCGGCGCTTCAAATACAATCTCAGGCTTTGCTCCCGGAGCAATTCGCCAAACGCGACCGCGCCACGGCCGTTTCTTGCCCATATCACCAATCGACGTGGTATAAATCGCCCCGTCTTTACTTTGTACAAATTGCGGGCTATGTCCGTATGACCCGAACGGTACTCCTAATAGTGGCATACATCCTCCTAGTAATCTTTCTGCATACACGCAGAAACAAGCACTGATCAAGTGCTTGTTTCTATTATACACTAGTTTTTTCTTAACGTAGCCAGTTGTAGTACGCGAGGTACTCGTTTAGGCAGAGATACCCGCCCATCGTAAATACCTCTTCTGCAAGTAATCCGTCAGCGACGTACTCCATCGAATAGCGGAGATTTTTCATTACCCTGCCTCGCACCATGTAAGAAGCGCTGTCAACATGCCCTACACGAGGCTGCTGTGTGGGAGCCAATCGCGGTGTGCCGTTTTTCCATACCTGACCCCATCCGACCATGTTGAGGGCAGGATCATGCAGGTCTTTTACCCGCCCATACCACTCAGGGTGAACAATGTTATCGTCATCGAGAATGTAAATCCAGTCTAGTTCATCAAACTGCATGCGATCTAACGCAAAGTTTCGATTTGGATTACCCGAGTGCCCGGTGTGCGGAGAAAGGTACACAGTTGCTTTTAGGTCAGGTAGAGACGGCAAATCGAGTACTGAGTGCCGGGTCACCGATTCATCAAGCACAATCGTCCATGTACACTCGTCTGGTATTGATTGCCGCAAAGCAACTAAGTTGGTTGGTCGAGTACACGGCGTAATAACGTGGATCATTTTGACTACCCCCTCTCTGCGTTGCGCACGAGCACAAGTAGTTTATCGTTATTCCAAGTGCCTGAGTCTCTATTGCTATGCTCAGCTTCAATAAACGTCGCTGAATGATAGTACTTAAGATACGGGGCCAACGCTTGTTCGTAATCAGACTCCGCCCGCGATTTAAAAATATCCTCAATGATAAAATAACCGCCGGGATTTAGCACCGAGTGAACGTACTGCAGTACGCGTACCTGATCTTCAAATCGATGGGTTGAGTCCTCGACAATAATATCAAACATACAGCTTGGAGCGAGCAGTGCCTTGGCTACAGAACCGTCTTGCGTAACATCAATATAAAAATACTCGGTGTTCTCTAGGCCGTCATTATGTGCTTTTTGTAGCTTTTCCGCATAGTATTCCCACCCTACAAGCCGTGCATACGGAAAATACTCGCGCCAACACATCATAGAGTGGTTATGCTCGATACCAATCTCCCCTACAGTTAAAGACAAGTGACGCCGTGGCGAAAGCAGCATGTCATAAACTGCGGTGTACGCGTGCCGATGGCCGCTAGCAGATCCCGTGTTATAAGGCGACTTATCTGTCGGATATTTTACCCCAAGATCGCACAAGGGTGTTCGACTAAACGATGAGTCGATAATTAGTTTGTTAATCATAATTTCTCCTTTTGTTGTTGGTGCCGATGATAGGATTCGAACCTATGACCTACCGCTTAGAAGGCGGTTGCTGCTTTCCACTGAGCTACATCGGCAGGTAAAGCGGAGAGGAGGTGGTTTTATCCACCCCCTCCCTCGTAATGAGCTAGAGCTCGTCTGTGGTCTCTTCCCCTGAGGCATCCTGCATCTTGCGCATGGCTACTACTTCTTCGATCTCTTCAAGCGGAGTGTAGTCCATAACCATCGATACAATACCGGCGGCACAGTTTGCGCACAAGCTAAGCGGAATAATGCCGATCCAGCCAAGGATGCCCCACTCATCCTCATCGTGTGCAGTACTGCAGACATTGCAGGGATTCCCGTACGGGTGCATTGGATCCTGAGAGGGATCCATGGGAGTGATTGGTTCTGTCATAGTAGTCTCCTTACTTACCCCACTTTCCGCGGCGGTAAACTAACATAATAATTGCATAACTGGCCAAGTCCAACAACGTATCATCAATAGACTCGTTCTTTGGGATCTGGCCGGGGTTGATTTGTCCTGTTTGTACGTTAAAGCCCATCAGGTTTAGCAAGCGGGCGATCTTGTCCCACAAGCGCACGGTAATTCCGACCTCGCCCATACCAGCGATCGCCATTGGGCCATAGTCGGCTGCCTTAGCAGCAAACAGCTTGACCAACTGACGAGTGATCGCTTCAAACTCCGCGTGTTGTTCTGGATATTGTTGGTATCCAGTTGCTTTCTGTAGTTCCATTTAGTCCTCCATAATCTGGGTAATGATCGGAAAGTACGGGCGCAACGCCTCAAATGCAGCCTTCGCGACCAGCTTATGCTCTTTCTGTGTACCGTTGCCCGTACGTAGCTGGCAGTAATGAATCCAGTTACGTACAGTTCCCTTCATGTATACACGAGAGCGGATCAGTCCCTCCGGAAGTAGTTTGCGGGCCACTTCTTTCGCAATTCCCTGCTGAAGTGCCTGCTCGTAGCTGTCGGTCACCAACGCCACCACCCGCTCTTGAGTTTCCGTCCACGCTTGCTGAAGCTGCAGATTGTCCACCTCAATGCTATTCTGCCGATTTTTGGTGTCCTGAAGCCGTGCTTCTGACAGCTCAAATCCAAGCTTTAGCGCGTTTGCGTAGCGAAAGCTGAACTCCTGAAAGAAAAACGAGCGATGCCGGATCATCTGACGAGTAACGTCTCGAGTTGTATTGATCTCCATAATCACGTCGACCATGTCAAACGGTGACCAGTGCTTTTCCCGCAACAAGTGACGCAACAAACGCTCCGAGGTATCAAGGTTTTTTTGGTTCTCTGGATTAGAGATGCGGCCCAAGTACACAATAAACTCTTCGGGACTCAGGCCGATCCCAATGTTTTCCGGACGAGTAATGCCCACTACCTTCGCGCTCATAAGCCTCCTAAAAAAATAATGCCGGGTCGTAATCGTAAAAGTCTGCGAGTTTCAGTACCTCGGCTACTGAAGCCGTCGCGCCGTCGCGTAACTGAAGTAAGCGTTCCTCTGAGATCTCCGTATACTCAGATACTTCTGCCAACGTAGGGGAGTTAGCCGCAGCCAACTCCCTACGCAGCGCTAACGCAAGTGCGTTAGCTTTCATCGCTTACCTGACCGTAGTGATTCTGCATGAGTATTTTGAAAATCTCGTGCTGTGATGGCCGCTCACGCAATGGCGGGGTTACCTCTTGGTAGCTCGGATGAGTGGCGTCGGAGCACGCACAATCAATTCGCATCATACCACAACCCTCACAGTCACACATACACGTTCCATAAGCACAGTTGTCGCACAAGTTCATCACTTGCCTCCTCGCAGATACGTCAGGTAGTCAGCTGCTACCTTCAAGTCTGAATTATACCATACTTTACCGTCTGGGAAAAAGATAATTGCCCCACATCCATTAGATTGAGTCTCCGCAAATCCCACTTCTTTTGAAAAGGGATCAATCCGCTTGTACGCTCCAGTAAGCACCGCGAGGCGTTCTTTGTTGTGGCGGTAAAACGGACGCATTAGTGTACCAATGTGCGTGTGGCCACCCACACCAATGTCAAACGAGTCAGTCATGCGATCATACCCAACTTCAATGCCGTGTGTTGGGTTGAAGATGCTCGACCATTTCCATTGATGTCGCACAAGTACGTCCCACGCCGCGGTGCCGCACGTCAGCCTTATTCGTGCTTCGTAGGGATCATACAGTACATGGGTCTCGCCCAGCAGCGTAGGAATCAAATCGAGGCCAGCCATCTTCTTTGTCCAGTTGTCGTGGTTTCCGGAAACGACTAGTAGCAACTTTTGTCGAATTGTTTCTAGCCAGTGGCGGAACATAATTACTTCTTGCGTGTGATTTACCGCTTGCCCACGCTGGATTGCCTGTAGCTTTCCAACAACCCAGTTGTCAATTCCATCTCCGTGGAAAGCGGCATACATACCCGGAGTGTTTGCAATCGTCTGCGTATCCGCCCAAATCGCCGCATAGTCAGTACCAGCACTGCCTAAGTGCAAATCAGACAGCCACGCGATCGCCGTAGGTTTATCACCTAAATGAATCGACTGATGCCGCTTCTCGTGATGCACCCGGCGTACTTCGTCGTGCATACGAGCGGCAGCGGCCCAAAGGCTATTGGCGTAGTCTGCTGAGTACATCGACACTTCAGCTCCTCGGATTACAGGGCTTTCGCTTTTCAACTCCGCCAGTGCTGCTTCTGCTTCTTCTTTTGTGGCAAATCGCCCTTTATGCAAATACTTTTTCTGCTCTGCGTCCCACACGCGAATGCCGTAACGGCCGTTGCTGTAGTAGACTCCCTTCACGCTGCACCTCCAGCGTAGTACATACGCAATGCTAGCAACGTGTCGATCTGTAGGTCTTTCAACGCGTTCATGACCGCTTGACGAACCGTCTGATCCGTTATCTCCTCTAACTGAGTCGTCCAAAACACTGCGTCAGCGTTCCACGGAGCAACCCCCACAAGAGAGACAATGCGCTCTTCAGTGTTAATTTCAATAGCCACGTCTTGATTCTCAATCAAAATACGAGTCATTACCGTTCCTCCTCATTTGGTGTGCGTAACTCTACGAATGTCTCGTAGTACGCTTTGAAAATTGAGCGTGCTACCGGGTGTAGTTGCGGCGGCACTTTTTGTAGCACGCTGTGGTCGTCTAGTTGTAGTCGCCGCCCTAATAGCTCAAATGAAAAACGCAGCGAGCTTTTTACCACGTCGTTGTGTACTTGGTGATAGTACGCGATCTCGGGCAGCGAATATCCCTCGCACCATTGAATTAAAAACTCGAGACCCTTTGGGTGATGATCCATAATGAATCTCGAGTTTTTCTGGATCTCGTCGCGCAGTACAATAGACATGTCTAAATCGACGCGTCCACTACCAAAGTCGCGTAATATCTCCCGCACCATAAGTCGAATTTCCATAGGTATCCGGCCAGCACAGTTCCTTGTGTGCGCAAAGACTATCACAAAAGTAACCGCGTTCAATCTTTGCGTACTCGCGGTCAGAAAGGATTTGTGTCAAGTCCGCCTCCAGTTTTGCTAATTTATCCTCAAAGCCGTCAAGCACCTTCGCTTCAACAAGCTCGTGAGTCCGTAGATGATGCCAAAATACCTTTTTCGGTAATCGGCCGGTGGTCAAGCGATAGGCCCAGCAGTAGATGAGCAGCTGCGGATTGTGGGCCAGTTCAAGTGCAGTAGGTTTTTTAGACCCGCTCTTATGGTCAATGATATACTCTTCTTCAGTGATCATGTCGATAAACCCGCGCATCTGCACCATGGGGTTATGTGTAGGAAACGGGAAGCTAAATCCCACTTCGATCATCGAAGGCTTCAGCGTCCACCACTGAATACCCGCGATAATTCCTTGGCCTAGAGCCGCCGCTTTGCTGACCAACCCAACCCCAACGAGCGCAGAACGATCCATGGCTTCGTTAATACCCTCGTTAAATCGAGTGGAAAAAACCCCTGCCGGATTCTTTTCGTGCTTATAGTGCTGCTCGATTGCAGCGTGAAGAGCACTTCCCATAACAGTGTATACGTGCGTGTTGCCCGGCAGCCCGTCAATGTACTGGTATCGGTACAATCGAGGACAGGTGCGGTACAAATGAAACCGCGATGCACTAAAGTTCGGTAGTTCTGCGGTCACTGATTTTCTCCTAGCGGCGCCTCGTAGCGCAATTTGATTGTGTACGCGGCGGAGGCAAACATCGACTTCTGAAACTCAAGTGCCTTTACGTAGGCTTCGAGTGCCGCAAACTCAGCCTTTAGTTCCGCAAGATCGTCCAGCAACGCTGCACTGCGCTCGATCTTCTTAGCCCGAGCTCCATTGCTACGTGGCTTGTCTTCTTCTACAGAAATCGTCTCGCTTACGCGTTCAATTTCTCGTTCTTTCTGGATAATCAGCTGACGTAGCCGCCCATATGCGGCGTACGCTCGCGTGACATCATAGTAGTCAGGTGCGTTCTTTACCCATGTGTCCAAATCAGACATGTGCATCTCCCTCTAATACTTTGGTGCGGATTTCCGCAAGATCGAATGTAGTCGCGGCAGAAGACAATCCCTGCGCTTTAATGCCGTTGTACTCGTACCACGACCCGGCCTTCTTGATAATACCCGCTTCCAGAGCAAGCGTTAACAGGTCAAGATCGGCTGCCAGTCCTTTACCCTGACGCATCTGGTACTCTGTGCGATTACCCGTAACGCCTTGCTTGGACTTGGTGACCGTCGCCTGAATCGTGATCAGGTCGTCTTCTGTCTTTAATCGCACCAGCTCGATAATCACTCCTGCACTGTAACGCAGACTGTACGGCCCATAAGGCTTTTTCATCGTGCGTGCCATCGGAGAAATGTTAGCTCGGTACTGATTAACAAAGATGAACAGAGCCTGTGCAGAGTCAACGACACCTACAAGGCGGCGTAACCAACGAGTCAGTAGCCCCGCTGACCCAGCCATCCGCTCGGGGTCGGTGATCTCTTTCTCAAACTCATCCTTCGTGACCATAGCGGGCACAGAGTCAAACACCACTACTTGCAATCCTCGACGCAGCATATCCTCAATTTGAGGAAGTGCCTGCTCGACAATCTGCGGTTTGTACACAACCAGCTTTGTCAGGTCAACCCCGATCGCTTCTGCATACGCAGGGTCAAACGTACGCTCAAGGTCAACAAACAACGCGTTAATCGGACGACTCGTCTTACCCACAGTCACGTCGATAATCTTGGCCGTCTGCTGAGCTTGAGCAATAAAGTCAAGAGCCAGCGTAGTCTTGCCATGGCCGGGGTCTGCTAGTAGCTGTACTAGCAGACCTCCGCGAATACCCCCTCCAAGCGCTTGGTTCAACGACTCTACACTTGACTTGTAGTAGATGTAGTCCGTTGGAGCATCACCAAACTGCATTCCAGCCGCATCAAACTTCATTTATCGTACCTCATACTAATGGCGGGGTCTACAATTACGCTTGACCCTAAACGCGGTAATACTTCCCGCGCCGCCTCTTCCATTGCCTGCTTTAGTATAGCACAGGCTTCCGGTGCATACAACTCGGTCGACTCGAGAATAATTTCATCGTGGACGGTTGATACAATTACCGAGCGCTTCCGATCAAGACGATCAAACGTCTTCACCAACGCCAGCTTTACCATTGTTGCTGACAGCGCCTGAATGGGAAAGTTTGCTCCTTCTCGCTCAGCCGCTGCACGAAGCCACGGTTTGTAGAACTGACTGGTGTCCCACCAGCGACGACGGCCATAGCTATCCGCGACAAACCCGTACACGACTACTGAACGAGAGCTCTGCTCAAGCCATGCAGTCGCCTGCGGAAATAGCTTGTGCCACTCAGCAATAATCTGCTCTGCCCGCTGTGGAGCAATCTTCACTCCAAGCGGCCCAAGTTGGATAGTCATCTGCTTAGCCAAGCTCTCAGGGCCAACGCTGTACGCAATCGAGTAATTAACCATCTTAGCAACGTCTCGCCAAATCTTGTACGGGTGCGACTTCTTGTTCTCGTTGGTGATGTCTTTTACTCCAAGCACATGGCGAGCCACGTACGTGTGCAGATCCTCTAGGTTAGAAATCAATCCGGCATCTTCACTTGCGTCGGCGATGATCACGAGCTCGATTGTGGAGTAGTCGGCGATGATCAACCGGCGATTCTCTCGAGCTACCTGAAACGCATGACGAATAGAGCTGTTAATGTTCAAGCTCTTCATCTTCTGGTCAGACGGAATGTTCTGCAGATTAGGAGACGATGAGCTGAATCGGCCAGTCGCTGCTCCAATCTGCTTAAACGTGCAGTGTACCCGCTTCGTTACAGGGTTCTGCATCTGCTGCAGCCCCACAACATAGGTTGAGTACAGTTTCCGAGCACCGACAAGGTAAGCGTATAGCCGCAGCATTTGATTCTCGTAGCGACCAAACGCATCAACAGAGTCCAGCAGATCAGCGTCAGACACGAGCTCTTCCAAGCGATAGTCAGCGGCTGATTTGCGGTTCTTAAAATCCCACTCTGTGAGCGTACGAGCACTCAAACTCTCTACGTCAATACCCATGCCGTTCAGCACCCGAAGCATTTGCTTGGTTGACGACGTGTTGATAATCTGCAACCCATCTTTGCTGGCCAAGACACACTCAGCAAGCCCTGCCTCAAGAACAAGGTGCTGAAGAGTGCGGTCAGCTCGCTCGATAACATCAAGCAATACGGGCTCAAGATCAGCAAGGTGCTGCTCGTTTAACGGCATACCGTAGTACTCCATCATAGCCACAACCCGCACGAGCTGCATCTCAAGGGCGTGCACTCGCTCTAGTTGGTGCTCAGCTACCAGCTGAAGGTGCAGCGGATACAAGCGCCGCAAATACTCCACGTCAGCAGCGGCGTACTGAATTTGCACGTCAGTCAGCTCGGTAAACCCGTTCGTAAACTGATCACGTACTGTCTTGTCGATGTCAATGTCAAACCGTCGCTTTACCGTTGCCTGCAAGCTCACACGCTCGTTCTTGCCCGCAGTCAGTAAGCTTTCTGTAACCATTGTGTCATGTACACGGTTTACCAAGAACTTCCCAAAGTGCCAAAGCACTTTTAAGTCGAACGTGGCGTTGTGTAAAACCTTAATGCTCGGAGCGTCTGCAAACAGGCCCGAAAAAAGGTTTACACTCTCTACCGGCAACACAGTGTAGTCATACACGTACACTTCTGACTCATCTGCGATCTGCAGCAGCAGCAGTCGCATCGTGTACGGATCAAGTCCCGTGGTCTCTGTGTCGACGTACAGCACCGAAGCTTGGCCAAGCACAGTTAGTGATTCCTGCAGCGCATCCATCGTTCTAATCAATTTCATAGTGCACCTTCATTGTAATCTTCCGCATATCAGCAAATACTAAAGCAACTCCCTCAGGAACTCCGGCGAGGATGTAGTCCTCGCGTACGACACACACAGGACAATGGTCTTCAAACTCAAATGCCATGACGGGCGGAGTATACTGCTTTCCGTCATCTTTAGTACGCCGCTCAGGTGTAAATGGGAGAGCAGTCAGGGACTGCGCTCGCACGTCAACTAGCCGAGCAATGAACTGGTGCTCGCCGAAGATGTCGACGCGCACCAGCTTTCCGATCAGGTTCTCATACGGGGTCTTGTCAATCTTGTGTGCCATCAATTATCTCCCTAAACGTAGCTAACGTCATGGCATAGTATACCACAAAGTCAATGACTACTACAATAGGCGAGTTCGCGGCCTTAGTTAGCATTTTGCGAGGCATAGGGAACGTCTTCGTTGCCCGATTCAAAACTATTCGATCAGCAGGTACAATGTTGTCTAAGTTGTACACTTTTGCGAGGTCAACTCCTTTAATCAGCACGTAGTCAGGAGTAAAATTGTGGTAGTGCACAATCAGCACACCAAAGAGGGCGCGCATTTGCTCTGCTTCCTGCTGTATCTTCTTGAGCCACAACTTACTGATCGTGATGCAAGGCTCCCCTTGGTGAAACTGCTCAGTAAGTTTGCATTCCACGAGGTACCGCCCGGGGCGAGTAGTAAACGGCACCATGACATCGCCCTTAGACGAGCCCGCACCCGACAAAGGGGTGCGGTCTCCACTAAGATACTTAGCAACGCGTCGTTCCATTGCCTTAGCGCGCTGCTTGTTGAGCCGATTGCGTTCGCGCTTCTCTTCCTTTAATCGCTCCAGCTGAGCTGCCGAAGTAATCGGCTTACTGACTGGAGGTAAACTTTTGCGTTGGGCCATGAAAAATCACCGTACTTACGGCAAGCTTGCCGTTCCTATTCTTATGAAATCGAAGATTCACTGCGCGATTTCCCTGCGTATCAGGAAATTCGTCAATCGGGGACATCTCGATAACGGTGTCGGCTACCTGAGAAACCTCCCCACTATCACGGATAGCATCCAACCCCTCACCGCCTTTGTTCATCTGAGACAGCAGCACAACGGCAAGGTTATGCTCCTTCGCGATCTCTTTCAACGTGACCGCGACTTCACCAAGATCTTGATTGCGGTTTCCGTGCTGATGATGCCGTACAATCTGCAAGTAGTCTAAAAACACTACTCGACAACCGTTGCGCGCCGCTCCCGCAATTTCTTTGCGGATTAAGTCAAGTGTCACTGTCGGGTCGTCAATCACGAACATCGGCAAGGTCTGCAAGTAGATAACCGCCTCTTCAATACGAGCCGCAGTAGACCGATCGATGCGCCCAAACTGAATCGACGTCGCGTCCAAAGCCAGCATATAGGCAACCCAGCGGCTAATCAGCTGCTCCTTTGACATCTCTAAAGAGAAGAAGAGCGACCGCGTGCCGTACTGCCGCGCCATTTCTAACATAGACTGGCCCACAAGAGCGGTCTTGCCAGTGCCCGGCTTGGCCATAATAATGTTCAAGGTTTTGGGCAACCACTCTCCGCCAAGAAGAGCATCAAGAAAGCGAATTCCTGTGCGAGTAAACGCGTATGTTCCGTCTATCTTCTTACCCAAATCGCCTAGCATCCGCTGAGCCCCCGGAACAAGAGTCGAGTCGTGAAGCGGCGTTACTGGCTCAAAATTAAGCACCTTAGTAATACGCTGCTCGTCTGGCTCGTATTTCGATGCTTCACCAGCAAGCACATTTGCAGCGACCTGCAGCTGACGTCGCCGAGCAACACGCGACAACTCCTCCAGCAGTGCCCGAGACGAGGCAACACTCGGCACCAACAACTCCGGTGGTATTTGCCCTGAAAAGGCGATACGTAGCACTTCAAAAGATAACTCACCGTAACGCACGTAAGCGTCCTTAAGCGCCTTAAAAAAGTGCTCTCGCTCATCAGTAAAAATTGTCGCACTCACGTTGTGCATCACTTCCGGGCTCTGCAAAAACGACGTGAGCAACCGCCACTCAGCGGCTTCATCTTGGAACATGACCAAACCTCCTCATCAAAATAGCCCAGTTAACGTAGGGCAGCGAATGCTTCAGTAAAAGCTTAAACGTATCGATGCCTTTTGTCAAGATAAACGTATCAACGTCCATCTTTGCACCAGACAGCGGAAGGAACAGTACATTGCACTCCCCCATCCGCAAAGCCAACGCGTCGACTGCCGAGTAAACATTCTCCGCCACCGATTTATCCGCCTGAGAATCAAAAATGATTACTCGGGTCAATCCGGGATAGCAACCGCGTAGTCGCCATTTCCAGCTGTTGATGCCCGGCAATGCTACCGCAGGAACGCCTTCCTGCGTGCAAAGCAGCGCTTTAATCTCGCCTTCAGTTATTACTACGGGATCACCAGTACCTTCAATCGGTGGGTGGGTAGGGATGTACGGGTACTCATCAGCCCCTCGATAATGAGCGCGGCCATACGGGCCTTTGTACCGCAGCTCTTCGGCAGGATCAAGCGACCGTCCGCGTAAGTCAACAACCTGTCGACGTGGACTGTTATACGGAAAGATAGCGCGACCTGCCAATACGGAAGTGCTCTGTGATCCTGCAATTCCTGCTTCGCGTGCTACAGGGTCTTGGTACAGCGCATGAGAGCCGGGTGGGCAGTAGCCAAGACGGTTTGCGACAATCGTCTGATCATTTAGACCGCGACTGTAGAAAAATTCGCGAACTTCAGTAGTGATGCAGGCATGGTAGTATTCAGCAAGCCTTGTGTAGTAAAACCGGATCTCTTCGAGTTGATCTGACACCTTGAGTAGCTGCTCCGGATTGTCTTTGCGTACTCCCTTGGAATAGCCACAATTAAAGCAGTACTCTACTCCGTTATCCGGAGTAATATACAGGTTATGTCCGTCGCACTGCGGACAAGTAGTTTTGTATCCTCTTGACATGGCAGCTCCGAAAAAAAAAGAGGTGGCGGCAGGATAATTCCCACCGCCACCAAGCGGGTCTAGAACAACTCGTCAGCAACCACAACCTGACCTACGACAGCCGCCTGCACAGCCGCTGGGCGAGCAATCGGCTGGAGAAGGGGCACAACAGGGATGCTGTACTCCTTAACAATGGTGTCGTAGTCTTCCCCAGCCACCACCGCACGTACTGCGTCTGCGGGCCAAGGCTTGCAGTACGTGTACAGGTCGTACACTCCTGCGTCAAGAGCGTTCTCAGGCAAAGGATTGCGATCGGCGCTGTGCACTGTGATGGTGCGCTTGGTGAGCAATCCCTGACCAACGGTCTTGATTTGCAAATCGACCGTTGACAACGGGATGAGCTTTCCAGTGTCCTCGTCAAAGGTTGTTCGTGACAAGTCGTCGAGGTCGTTAAACAACCCACGACCACCACGCTGGCTCACTGATCCCTTCAAAACGACAATCTCGTTGCGGCGAGCTGGACGCTCTGACAGCTCCTTGCCCTCAACAACATACTGGTTTACGGCGTTAGGATACACGACGCCGTTTTCGCGTCGAACCACCAACGTTTTGTCGAACACGTTGATAAAGGCCTGCAGTTTAACACTCTCAGCTACAGCAGCTGGAAGCAACTTGCGCGTTGATTCATCCACAAAAATGGGACGGCGAATTTCCTTCTCTCCGCGCTTAAGCGTAACCCAAGCCTCGAGCACCACTGGGCCCATCATGGGCTGATCTGGATTGGCAGGATTTGGCAACAAGCGAATGCGCCGACTGCCTTCGCGCAAATCCAAGAACGGCAATGCACCGCCTGAACCCGTGGCAGAAACACCCTTCAAATTTGCGGCTGCCTTCAACATCTCGTCAAACATCTTCTTACTCCTTCTTGTGAGCGAGTTCTCTCGCCATTGCGTTGAGCCCGTCTATTACGACTCTGCGGACTACAGCATTGACTATACCATGACGTTCGAGACGTGTCAAGATGAGTTTGATGTATTTCTGTGCAATCTTATCGGGCGACATCTTGGATAATCTCCGAGAACTGTCGAGCGATCGTCTTCCACTGAAACTTTGGATCTTTCATGTGCAGATGACCGGCCATCCCGATCGTATGACGATATTGATGATCCTCGTACATGCGTTGCAAGGCGGAGATTGCACTCTCCATTTCTGTAATGTGATGGACTGTATTCAATCCCTTGTCGGTCAAAAACGGGATCGGATATACTTCAGTGTAGTGACAATTACCCTCGGGCCATTCTGCGAGGGCTGAATGACGCGGGATAATTACGGGAACACTCGCGGCCATCGCTTCCGCGACTGGGAGACACCAGCCTTCAGCCATAGTGGTCGTAAAGAACACGTCAGCTGCGTTGTACACCCAATTCACTTGCTCAGTGGTTAACCCGCGATCAGGACGAATATTTGGTGAGCTAATAGCCAAGCGGTCTTCAATCCCCAGATAGGAAGCCCACTGGATGATGTCGATTCCAAAGTCTTGCAAAGCCCCGTGGTAATAAAACTTCACGTTCGGTGGAAGTTGGTAGCGCTTTACCCACTCAGCAAAGTAGAACATAGTCAGGTCAATGCGCTTACGCGGCTGATTACGCTGCAAACAGAGCACAACATACGCGTCTTCTGGCATATTCATCTCGGCGCGTACCTTCTGCTTAGGCATAGGGAAGAACTTAGTGAGATCAACACCGTGTGGAATAACGTGAACAGGAGGCATAGTAAACTGGTGTGTTCGCAAGATCGCTTCTTCTGTTTTCTTAATTTGTTCACGCCCAAACTCAGTGTAGGTAATTACCGCATCATACTCCGCTAAGCCAAGCACAAACTCGTGCTTAATATTTTCAGCGTCGATTGGGGTGTACGCAATAAACTTAGTGTTCACTTTGTCACGAATCTGCGTAAATCGCTCTGCGTACTGCATGCAGATCCAAGGGTCGTTCAGCACAAACACTACGTCGGGTTTAATCGACAGGATCATGTCGTTAATCCGGCTCACTCCCCAAATATCTCCGCCTGCACTCGCCGGGTACACCCTCAGGCCATTACACAGCGGATCGTAATCTCCATGATAATTAACTCCCAGTACGTGCACTTCGTACCATTGCTTGAAGTGGTTGATGAGATTTGTACTCACCACACCAAACCCAGTCTGAATCGGAAAGTCTCCGACATACAACATTTTGAGTGGTTCCATAAAGCTCCTTAATATACTTTAGTTCCGACTATCACATTTAGCGGCTGCCTACTGGCAATAGGCTGCGCTATACGTGTCTTAAATAGGGTGTCTAGCTCTTCTTTGAGCATCTCCATCACCAAACGAGCTGCCTTTGCAGACTCGGTGTTTGTGTACCGAATGTCTTCGGTTGACCACGAGTAGTAGCTATCAGAGCTTCCAGTGATCTTGCCCAAATAAATGAGGTACACGGCGGCCAGTACAAGAGCGTCTTCATCGTCTTGTTCGAGTACTGGTGGGTAGGCTTGTGTAAACTCCAAAAACGGATTACGAAACGCACTGCCCACTGCTAGACCGCTTGGGATTGCGCCGATTCCGTCAACAGTGTTAGCCGCGGCCCAGCCAACTGGAGCTTCTCCGGCAACGTATGTATCGGTACCAACGATTTGATATTTGCTCTTCCAGCGGCCCATCAAGAACTTTACAGCTGCTGAAAGAATTGTTCTGACATAAGCGTCAGAGTACTCAGTACCGGCAATGTCGCCGAGGCGAAAACGTACGTTTTCAATGTACTGGTCTAGATTGGTAGGTGTTGTAAGCATAAGCCTCCTAAACTATTATATGGGATAAAGACAAGCTATGTCAAGTTGTTGGTTTGTTAGGCCAGCGAGTACTGTTCCAAACAAAGTTATTCGTTATGTCGCGCAAAGCCTGTCGATATTGAGCCCAGCGAGCTTTTGAAGCGTCGGACAACGGACTATCTGGTAGTTGAGTCCAGTCGGCTTCAACAAGTCTTCTGTTACGCTCTTCTCTAACTCTAGCTAAGGCTTCTTGCGGCCTACATTCGTCTACTATCTCCTGTGACAGTACGGCGTTTTCTTCTGCCTCTTGCCCGTACTGATCAAACAAAGAGGTAGTCAATGTTTGTACATCAAATGTGCGGATTAACATATTAACCTACCTTTACCAAAGTCAATATCGGGCTTTCAGACGCAGAACCGCTTGCGTTAACGGACACGGTCGTATTCTGTGGCCCAGAAATTGTAATTTGAAAAATATCATTAGCTGAGAATCTTCTTGTAATTGTGTGCGCCCATGTTGTACCAACACCGTAGTAATTAGAGAGTCTTCCTACTGTAGTCGAATTTACCACCAAAAAAGCGTACTGCAGCACACTGGTTGTAGTGCTGTAATTTAAGTTAATCGTGTAGAAACCCGTAACAGGAATAGTTATTTGAGAACCAGTCCACGAAACTCCGTTATTGTAAACCTCTTGTTGCCATGATATGGTAGCACCAGCAGTCGTACTGGCAAACGTGCTAGTTCTAGTCAACACAACCCCATACGCATCAAAGATTAAAGGTACTTTGACCAAGATCTCTTCGCCATTTACAGCAGCGACTACTTCGTGCTCCAAAGCGTCTGTTCTTTTAATAAACACAAAAGATTTTCTAGGGTACAAAGCCGGAATAATCCCATCAGCGTCAACTTGAATACTCCCTACAACCTCACCTAAATCAGGTGTAGAGGCCGTGTATGTACTGGAGGCCGTTCCGTATCCGTGCACATTACCTACAGTTAGTACAGGGTCTGTAGCCGCGTTATAGTAAACGTCGCCGTAAAAAGAACTCTTGTCTGCATTAAATAAAGCATCACTTTGTTCTCCCGAAGCGGTTAAAGAAATAGTGCTAAACCCGCTAGGAGATATAGCCTCTAGCAACAAAGACGAATAGTTTCCTGCTACAATAAAATCACCAGAACTTTGCTGAGGATAGCTACCGCTGTGTACAACTCCGGTCTGAAAAGCTGTGTAAACCGCACCGTTGCTCTCGTTAGTTGTATAAAGAAGGGAATTCAATAGTCCTTGCTGACTTTTGTACTTTAAAATACCCGCTGTCTGCACCGAACTATTTAAAGGTAATTTGGCTCTTGTCAACGAATACGTCGTGTCTGGTATAGCAACACCAGAGTAAGTAGTAGTTAACGTAAGGCCCTCTCTATTTAAAGTAACAAATCCGCTTGGGTATGTAAACAAACTACCAGACGTGCTAATTTCAAGCTGCGGTTGACTATCTCCGTAAGCTGTTAATTTAGAAACGTTATTTTGTGTATACAGCTTTATACCGTTTTGCGGTGATGTAGCCGACCCAGCACCTGCCCACAGATACCCAGAAGTTCCAATGCTTACACCGCTGTTTACCACCAGAGTGCCCATATTAGCGGCAATCGCATCAAGTTGGTTAACTTGTAGTTTATCTGAAGTAATTGTTCCCGCGGTAATAAGAACTCCAGAAATAGTGTTAGCAGTAATTTTATCACCCGTAATAGTACCGGCGGCTATTTTATTAGCTGTAATTGCGCTGTCAGTAATTAAAACCCCAGACACAGTACCAGCCACAATGTTTGCCCCTGTAATTGAAGCGTCTGCAATTTGCTCCGATGTAAGCGTCTTTGATGCGATCTTGTCGAATGTAATAGTGCCCGCGGTCATTAACGCGCCTGAAATTGTGTTAGCCGCGATCTTGTTGCCGGTAATAGTACCCGCGGCAATCTCGTTCGACGTAATCGTGCCGGGCGTAATGATGACTCCGCTGATTGTACCGTCAAGAATTTTTGCACCAGTAATGCTTTTGTCAGGAATATCCGGGCTTACTACAATACTCTCACTTACCTGCAAAGCGATTGTATCAATGAGGTCAGCAGACACATGATACGCTTTGATCGCGTTTACTTCTAGATCAAAAGCCCCAGTGGCGCGTCGAGGTAAGATCTGCGAAATTGCGTATTCGCCTAGACCAGAGTGTATCACTGTGAATGAGCGATTAAACACAGGTTCAGGAAAAACAATATTGAATTGACCAGAACCAGCAAGCGGAACAAGCAGCTCACTTGGAGCCGGTGGAAGATCTTCGTACTTTGTAGGAAAGTACAGCTCTGTACGCAACGCAGTTCCCGACGTAGTCGCGGGCCAACCATAAAAGTTCGGCACGGGGTCGTTTAGCGTCTCACCCACAATTACTCCGACGCTTACGTACGAACCGCTAACTACGTTCAAGGAGATTCCTCCAATACGCTCTAACCGGTTAAGCATAACGCTTGTCGAGTGCACGCCGCCTGAATACACAAGGTATTCAGCCGGGTTGTCGTTTAACAGCACATTAGGATCAGTCGAGCCAGACGCAGCATACCAACTAAGTGCAAGCGGCCATTGAACAGTCCGCCGAGTTACTGAATCGGCGTAAAAGTAATCGTCGTCGCTTCTTGCTAAGTCTAGAAAAAAAGAATCGGTCATTTCCACGCTCCTGCGATACTAAATACAATGCCGGGTATCATTTTGTAATCTTGATCGTACCTTACTTCGTAGTAAAGTACTTGCTTATTTGAGTCAAGCACCTGATGCAGTCCCGTGACTAAGTACAGCGTAGCATTGATTGACTTGCTACTATAATCTCCGACAATCTGCCGTACCATTAGTGAAATTGCCTCTTGGGACAGAAACCGCGATATGAACGAGTCGTAAAACGCTACGTCCGCATCAGTGCTTCCTAGAGAGTCAAAAACGGCTAAATACGGCTGCGGATGTGAGTTAGTATAAAACTTAACAGTTTTTCCGTCTTTAAGGGAAACCGCTACAACTGCTTGATCAAGCAAGTAGCCGTACTGCTCGCGCCGATTTACAAACTTTTTAAAAAACAGGCGAGTAAAAAACTGAGTGTCCACGCTCAGCAAAAACCCGGTAGCGCTAGCTAAACCACTGCTTAAATATACCTGCTGCTTACTTAACTTGACAGGAACCTCGACTACCTTAGAAAGATCCGCAGCAAACACGTTTGCAGTAATCGATGAGGCTAGCAGCGACGCAGAAAATCCCGGTGCTTTAGGTGCCACAGTTGCTGAACCGTTTACACGCAAATTAACGTACTTGGGAAACCATCGCTTGTACTCAGCGGTAAATCCTGCTTCAGGCCTGCTTACTCGAAAAGGATTTGTCCAAACTTGAGCTGGAGAGTACACAGTTGTATTTGTTTTTGTAATTTCTCCTTTTGCTATTGTTCGAGTTAGCTGGTCTAGAAAACTAATACAAATGCGAGTAGTAGTCAGACAAGGCCACAGCACCGATCCGGTAGTGTAATCAGGCCAAACTACACGAACTTTGTACACGTATAATTTTTGTTTAGTGTCTTCGGTAATAATCACTCTAGAACGCGTATTTACTGCAACTGCTGGAGTTAACGCGGCAACAGAGTCGGTAGCAAAGTCTACTTGGTTTACGTTAGTTACAAGCCGCGTAAACCGCCGCCGCCTGCGCTGAGTTGGCAATCCTAAACCGTACCGAGTGTTTAGCAACACCTTGTTGCCGTTACTTAACGATGCCACTAACGCTGTATGCTGCGTTGGCGACCCTATTGGATCTTCTGTAAGCATGACAGTAAGCTCCGCCATCTCGTTTCTATACGCGGCGTCACTGATTCCTCCTCCACTGACTGGAACAACTTTATCGATTGCTGTTGTTGTTGCGTTATCAAATCGAAAATGCACCGAAGCGAACAACAGCGGTGTTTTTGCGGTAAGCGTCGCCTCTAGATATAATCGACCAGAATCTGCAACAGAATCAACTGCACGCGGGTAGTTTCCAAAAAACCACGACTGTACAGTTAGCGGACTCGGAGTAGTTGGATCTACGTAGTAACCCAGCGTAATAGGCTCTACTAAGTCCAATACATAGCCAATCGGTTTGTATGTGTACGAGGCGGTGACTGTTGGTATTGAGTCTATGTACACTTGCTTGGCCAACAAGATAAAGAACTCGTCATATCCGGCTACAATAGGTATTTGCTGTACGCCCGCACTCCCGTACACAGTAACATCCTGCTGAAATGTTTTACCTCCTACCTCAACCTTTACAGTAATGACTACCGGGCGTTTTACTTGTATGTCTACTTGAAAAGTATCGGAATTAGGTAGCAGCCGAAAAAAAGCGTCTTCTGGCCTAAAGTCTTCTTTTAGATAAGAAAGTAAATCTTTTAACGTCAGCGCTGTACTGATCGAAAACGCAGGACGCGTACTATTGAAGTAAAAGTAAGTAAACGAAAGCGGGATGGACACGCTGTACAAGTTACTTACTACATAAGTAAGCAGGGCTTCCGCGCTGTACGACTGACCTGCTGAAGTCGCGACTGAAAAATAGTCAAACGCAAGTTCAGCTGTAGTACTAAATACGTAAGAAATTAGCTGAGCTAATCCTCGTCGAGAAAAAGTGAGTCGATAGTTTTTTACGCTGTCTCCAATCGATGTTTCGGTACTAGACAGTGTTACAAACCGAAAATCAGTGTTTGTGCGAGTAAACTCTTGAGAAAATCCGGGAAATGTAGGCAACGCTAGCACAACACGCTCAAGAGATTCCACATCTGGATTGTAACCGTAAAAGTGGCTGGTTGTTAAATAGAACGATTTGGAAAATCCAGCGACGGTGACAGAGTCAGTAAGGCTGACACTGTCACCGCGTTCAAGTAAAAGTGTAAGCCGAGCGCTAGCCTGATTGTCTAAATAGTTACTTGATTGAAACTCGTATTGAGTATCTTTCAGAAATTCGTTAATATCAGGATATTGAGCGCTTCGCTCTATTTTTGCGTCAAGACGCGGTAATGACCGTTTTTTAGACATTACGGTAACTCCATGGTTTCTGCGGCATAGTACACAGTGCCTTTAAGATAGTATCGCTGCCCGTAGTGTAGGCTTTTCAACGAGTCAAATCCAATGACGACCGTTTCTATGTCTTGGCCTACTAGCGACTGTTCATCAGTAAACGTAAATCGAAGTTCTCCGGGAAAAAATCCACGAGGGTTGTCTCGGTAGATTGATTCAAACCCATTCCAGCCAATAGAAACGTTTTTCCCGCGTACCACTAAGTAGTCAGCTTGCCGCGTTTGTGAAAAATAGATCAGCTCGGAGTCAATCGCGGTAAACGACAAGTTATCGTTGCGTCCTTGTCCACTGTACAATTTTTCGTACTGTCGGTACATGCTTTTAGGGCTTGTCCAAAACAGCGGGGTGTACCGTAAAGAATCATCTTGCTGTAATAACGCATACGCTTGATTCTGCATATCGTTAAGCTGGTTTAAATACACAAGAAGACCTGAGTACGCCAACGGAGTAAACGAGCTTAGTTTTGAAAAAGAAGAGACTACATAATCGGACTTAAACAGCGACGCTTCTGCTAAACGTACCAAACCGATGTAGCTGGCCTTGTTATAGGCTGCACTGTAATTGATCAGTGTATCTACTGGATTAGTCGCAGAAGCGATATTTGTTGCGCTTTCTTTAATCTGCAAGTTTAGGCTGGTGTATCCACCTGTCGTATATCCAAGACTTGACGACGATAAACCCGAAACATACGCTGCGTACAAAGCAGGAACATATTTTCCTCCTGAGGTAGGTGTCAAGCTAAAGTTAAAAATATCAGAGTAGCTAAACGCTTCAGGCAAAATGCGCGACCCAAAAAATAAAGATTGACTTGTTCCTACTGGCTGCGTAGACTCAGCCGAATAGTACGGTACGCCTGCGTCTAGAACGGAGGGGCGTAAAAAACAGAATCCGCCAAAATCTTCGGAACCAGTAGTATTTTTATGGGTACTCAAAAACACTCCATCGCCTACAAGGAATCCAGACGGAGCAACGGCTGTTTTTGTAAGCAAACCGTATCCATTACCTATTCCTGTGTACAGTCCCGATCCCGCGTAAAAATGCGTAGTGACTCCCGCTCCAGCACCGTATTTAACTGAGTAAGGGCCTACAAAGCGAACGAGCCCGCGCTTTACACGCAAATGAGTAAGGTCGGTGGATTCTAGAGGCAGCAACCCGGTGTACACTACACGCGTAAGATCTACAGTCAACGGAGCAACCTGATTTCGTGTAGTAGCGTACGCAGTGCTGCCTGAGACATAATCGTTAGCTAGCGAAATAGCTTGATCCCATTCAGGGAAATTACTCGCAAATGGAATAAGGTCTGCTTGATCTCGTTTTGTTTTTCTGGGAATTTTGTACGAAGACGGCGACGATGCTGTATAGGGAATGATTGCTTGCATATTAAACGCACTGGCTGGGTTAACTGTGACGTTGTACGCCAGCCGCAGTGTATCTTTGTTAGCAAATTGTTTTTGAAAATAGTATCGTGCCTCTTCCGCAAACACAGAATGTTTTAAAAACTCTACGTCGGTATCAAGCCCAAACCGCTCTAAGTAAGATCGCCATTCATCGTTGTACTGACTATACGCAGAAGCGTACGAAGCGTTAGCTGTAATTTGATCCCACAGTGCAGCTCGAAGAGGCGAGTCGTAACGACGCAAAAGATTAACTAAATGCGCCTGATTTTCTGCGATTGTAGTTACTTGAGATAGTGAGCTCACCGAGTTTAATGTTTGCCAGCTAGACGGCACTAGCTCGTGATCAACATAAGCGTACACCATACTAAAATAATAAGAAAGACCCTTGGTTTCCCATACTCTCACCATACCGGGCTTTCCTAGTTTAAACTTGACACTCACTACTTCACCCGGCACAAAGTTGAATGACTCAAGGTCAATCTCATACGTGTGGTAACCTTCGCTGTGCAACTGAGGATAGTTAGGCACCCAATACTCTGCCGAGTTTGAAGAACCTACCGAAAACGCGTTTCCGTCAGCTGCAGAAAACTTGTACGTCGGAGTGCTTTCTGTGCCGGGTTGATTTTCAGCAGAATCCCGCGAATAGCTCCACCTTCGTACATACGGATGATATTTGGTGCTGTTAGCCCTTAAAAGAATCGGCAGCGGCACCTCCGTATACCGCAAAATTAAGTACAAACTAATATCTTCATCTTTAAACGTGCTCTTATTGTTATAATACGTTTTATTGATGTCGGCCAGATCTATGCCGTCTAAATACCGGTACTCGGCGGCAGAATTGCTTTTAGGCTCTCGTAGTGGATATGTCTGAAATGCAAGCTTTAGTCGCTTCATACCAGTACGATACAAAAAAGAACCTTCCCACACGTCGAGACTTTGCACGTTTTGGTCAATAAAGTACCGGTCGTCGTATGTATCCGGAGTCGCCGCTTCTATATCTCCTGCTTGCGTATCATAGTTGAGTAAGCGAAAATATGGAGGAGCAAATCTCCAATGAGCTAAAAATAACTTTGTAGGGCCTTTAGCCACTTGCTCAATAAATTGTGCGTTTTGCATCAAGTTGTTGAGATCTTGCGCCGAAAGCTCTTGACCTGTGACTAGCTTAGGTACAGGAGTTAATCCAAAAATCATGCAATCACCATGACAGGTTACGGACATCACTGCCCACATAACCTGATCCTATAATGTAAAATGACGAACGCGGATAAATGTCGCTCACGTCTACACAAGTTAAATCCATAAAAGCTCCCGCCTTTTTAACGTTGATACCAACTACTTTAAAGTACCCATCAACGTTGTAAGCGTTGCTTAGAATACGAATTCGATCTCCGAGCTTGATAGACGCGTTGTAAATAGCGTCGACAACCGTATGCTCTGGCCGAGGACGTTTGTGCAAGTAAGATACCACGTCAAGCAGTTTGTTCGCTTGGTCTCTTGACTGAATGTAGGGATTTTCGGAAAGAGTAACCTCTCTAAATCCACTAGGAATAACCCCGGCTTCTACAAGCCCAGAGTACTGAATTGGGATGTCCCGGCGTATAGTAATCTGCTCAGAAGCTTCGACAGCTACACCGAATAAAGTAATTTGAGCCAAGTATAAAGAACGAACAGGGTCGTCATTAAACACTTTAACGTTGAGATACTGAGCGGGTATACGAGTCATATCCTGCTCGACTGTCCACGCTCCGCCGCTGTACACGTATTTAGGATAGTACAATGTACTCAATCGCGGAACCTTTAAGTTGGTGCTCGTGGTCTCCCCGGTGTAATCGACAGCAGTAATAAAGTCACGACTGTTAATGTACTCATCAACACCAAAGTAACCCCCGCTGGCCCCGTATGCAAGCCCACTCGCGTAGTATGTAGGATTAGTCAAGCGATCTACGGGCTGTTGCAGTTCAATTTCGTGCGTATACTCTTCGTTATACTGAAGATAAACGCCGATCGAGCCCTCAAATACGGATTTATTCGCGCCGAGATACCGCGGAGTAAACGTGACCACCGCCTTGCCGAACGTAGTCGCTGATTCCTCAGCTACGGTCAACTGGCTAAAATGACTATCAGTAAGCGTCACTCCACTGAAGTCTTTTGTAAACGAATGCGGATTGATAAACCGCACAATTCCATAGCTGTCCTGCGTAATCTGACCACCGGCCGCAGACGCAAGCATAGCCGCGTCTTCTGCAATGTTCTCCTGATTTAGCCACGTAAACTGAGGTACAATAGGCGCATGATCGCAGTCGTACCAGAAACGGGGCACGTACGCGATCGAGTCCAGATATGCTTTGTACTTGTACGGGCGTCCACCAAGAATCCAAAAAATCTTGTTTAGTGTGCCGGTTGCGTATCCACTTACGGTCGTAGGATCCTGCTGATCTACATAAGCAGCCCAGCCGCTCGACATTGGGTACGCTGGATCCGGCACTTGAGTAGCCACAGGGTGATTTTTCCACAAAGGAGTAATGTGCTTATAGTACTCGAGATACTTAAGAAATCCAGCACACTGAAACGTCACAGTAGCAATGTCCTCTAGACGGGTTTCGATAAACCCGGCAAATGTAGGAGTATACGTTATGCGGTCAACAGACGCGTATACTTTTACAGAGGCGAACCGCCAGTTATACAGTTTTGACGTTACTGCGGTTGAGTTGTTCTTTCCCAGCACGAGCACCGCAGAGGCGTAGCTAGTACGCCCCAAAGAAATACCTGCGGTAAAATCGATGTCCGTGGTCTGTGAAGTGTCTACGCTAACTACTGCTTTTGAAGGAAGTAAATATGCGGAATTATCCACGTTTGCTCCTAAAGGAGCTACGTAGACGCGGTAGTCTAATAAATAGTTCATTGCTCCACCAACCGAAACGAGACGTTATAATACGGCTTGTTTGTGAGACTGACCGTGCTTGCGGCGAGATTTGCTTGCCATGAATTAGGCTCAACTAGAATAGGGTACTCTTGTAAGTCCATGCCAAACACAAGAGATGTTCCTGAGTACTCCGCGCTGCGATAAAGCTGCTCTAGCCGCTGTACCGTAGCTAAGGGGTAGTTAGTCGCACCCGAATAACAAATGTACTCCCAAGACAGATCCCATGATTGCTTGTAGGCTCGGTGCAAGTAACTATTTGAACCGTCAACCGCGGTAAAAAATTCACCAATGTTAGTAATAGAGCGAGCTACACTAGAAGCTTTTAAATCCATGTAGAATGCTTGACTATTTATGTATCCGCTTACGTAAATTGGTTTTATTGTGTATGTGCTCATAGTTCCTCTAATAGCAAGTGGGGATTACCCCACTTGCTATTATAGTGGGTTTTTAGGATTGTGTCAATTACGGGCCAAACACACCAAGACCGCTGGGTTGAGGAAATGGCGTTGGGCCGGGGGACGGGCTGGCTTGTGTAACCGTGAACACACGTAGGGCTTTTCCTAATGGAGTGTCAACGCTATACATGTCTAACGAGCCGGGAACATTGCGAGCGCTAGCATCAACAGCTAGCTGATCTTTGAGTGCTTTTCCTTCTGGTGAATTTGCATCGCCGTACAACGCTTGAGCAAGAGTTGAGTTCGCCGCGTACGCAAGTGAATTTGCTAAGTCAAACTTGCCTTGACTCATTGCCGCTTCTACTCCTTGCATTTGCGTAGTATACGTAAGAATTGCCGAAAGACCTTTTGCCATAGTGGCAGGTACTTGCTGAGCAATCTCAGTAGCGGCATCTGTAAACGATCGCACAACATCTTCTTTTTGACGAGCTAGATTCAACAGCGCATCCTCAATTTGCTGCTTCAGGTTAATGTTAAAATCTTCGTACTGGTTAATTAACCCGCTCATTGTAGTACTAGTAGTATTTTCAATTTGTGTGTATCCCTCAGTCCAAAAATCAGACCAGAGTGGAGCTACGTCAATCAAGTTTTTTAACTGCCGATTTACCAGCTGTAGTTCGTTGTCCAATGCTTTTTGCTGAAAGTTAAAGTCAGCAAGCGCACGAGTTGCCTGTTGAATTTGCAGCGGATCACCAGTTTGCTGCGCTTGCTGCAGGTTCTGCATGAGCGACTGATACTCTAAGCCACTGTACTGCTTTTGACGCATTAAGTCATCTCGGCGCTTTTCCAGTGCTTTGCGGTTTTCAGCCTGCTGCATCAGAGTGCTAATTTGCTGATCTGCAAATGCCTGAGCCTGAGCTCCACGTTCTGGATCGCGCCCAAGAAGTGCTCGTTGTGCCTGCAGACTTGCTTTTCTCGCAGGATCAGCAGTCTGCATTTCTTTTTCTAGTTCGGCAACAACAAGGTCGCGATACTTCATTACGGTTTTCCACGTCGAGTCACGCTTGGCTAGATCAGTAACCGGCGTAGCATCGTATGCGGCAAACGCTTGGTCAAGTAGCTGCGTGTTCTCGCTGGTGTATCGTCCTTCATAGCGCAAGAAAGCTGCAGGATTGCTCTGCTCTGCTTGGTCAGCAAATTTCTTTGCTGCTTGTGCGGTAGAGTCGATACGGCGGCGATCAGCTTCGCTAATGTCAGCCGAACCAAGCTGCGAGTACGTTTGTGCAAGAGACTGCCGCTTTGTCAACTCGCGTTGCTGAACAGCCTGTACCATTTGACGTGTCGCGTTTAAGTGAATGCCTTCTAGCTGACGAAACGCATTGCGAGTAATATCCTCAAGTTGACGATTATGGTTTAAGGCCATGTCACGCATCTGGATATTGTACTGCATGTTTCGTTGCGCCAGCTCAGTCTGCGCTTGTATACCCATGTTAAACAGATTTAACATCTCTGAAGGGTTCATCAAGCTAGTTACTGAAGAATTGTTTAGAATGCTGTTAGCATACGCTAAGCGTCCACGCGGCCCTGAAGTAAAGGGCATCTGATACCCATTCAATCGATCAATGCCTTGAGCCACAATAGGCGAAGGACGCTGTAGTTGAAACTGACTGGTTTGCGGCAAGAACATCTGTTGGTTAACAAGAGATCGCCAGTCAAGACCAGAAATACGTCGCATCTCATTCAACGCAAACATTGGGTCGCCGTTTGATAAATAGTTACGTAGTTGATCAGCTCCATCACCAGCACCCTTAAACGCGTTAACGTAGTTAGCAAACGTGGTTTGGAATGCAGTAACATATGGAGCCATTGTTTCGGCCATTTGCTTGTTGTACTTGCTCACATCATCAAATGCTTTTACACTTTCTTCAGCAGCCGTTTTCAACGCTGTTTGAGCGTTAGGATCGTACAACCCAGCAGCAAGAAATGTCGACTTGTTAAACTGTCTATTTGCAAGCTGTGCTCCACTCAGCGGTTTGCCACCAAACAGGCCCATTGCGTTGTTCAGGGCCAACTGCTCCATAAACGTGGAGAAGCCTTTCTGACGACGCTGCATGCGCTCTTCAAACTGTTGGTCAGTGTACTGCTTAGCTTCTACTTGATAAGTAGCAGGACTCTCGAACATTCTTCTAAGTTCGTCAAAGTATTTATTTGCTTGTGGCGCAGTTAATTTGCTTATTTCTTGCTGACTTAGCCTACGAACAGAAACTTGACGACTTCTCGCGTCAGATAAACCAATTTTAGACAGATCAACACCAACATTGTATTTTTCAGCCATAGAAAGCAAATCTGCGTTGTTTATTGACGCGTAAGCAACTTCAGCAAATCGAGCTGCTTGTCTGTATTGTTCACTTTTTTGTTGATTTTCAGGCGTCTGACTAATGATGGCAAGCGCTTCTTGTAGCCCTTGTTGAATACTTTTAGCCCCGCCAGCTCCAAATGGTGTTGCTACTACTGCGTTTAGTACTGCTTTTGCCGCATCATCCTGCTCATTATACAGCTTTTCCATTTTAGGAGTTAATTCCTCGTAAGCCGCAATAGTTGCGTTTGTCTGCGCTTCAAAAGCTATTTGCTGTGCTTGTCCTCTACCTCCTCTTCCGCCACGCCCGCCGGGAGAAACTCGATACGCTTGAGCTGACTCCTGCCGGGTTAACCCTGTGTAACCGCTTGTTTGACGCACAGCGGCTTCAAACTGTCTGCGTGTATACGCTTCTTTATTTAGTTCTTGTTGAATTTTCATCAACTCACGCATTTTAGCTACACTAGTATCATTTCGATCGTAAAGGGCCGTGCCTCCCGCATACAAACCCAACCCGGCAAGAGCTCCTAAACCTACAAATCCTGTAAGGCCTAGTCCTCCTCCTCCAACTAGTGCACTAGTAAACGCATTTGTAGGAGCAGCAGCACTGGTGGCTAGCCAACTGATCCCTCCATACATAGCGGCTCCGCCAGCAGCGCTTGAGCCTACACTTGATGCAGAACCAAGAACACCACCAAAGTATCGGTTCATGTAATATTGTTGACGTGCTTCTTCTGAAATAGTGGGCAATCCACCTAGTCCTAAAGCAGCGGCTTCGCGGTTAACAATACCGATACCTTGATCAGCCACAAAATTTGCAAGTGCCTCAACCGCAGGGCCACCAAACGCAGAAACAGCTCCACGCGCAAGCAACTCCGAGTTGATCATTTGCCCTTGCTCGTTGTAGGCTATAATAAGATCACGCCCTTCATCGTCTTGGCCTGCTACTTGATACGTAATGTTTTCGTTTTTAGCAAGTCCAATTTCAACTGCTTGCGCTACAGCATCTGCTGAGTCTTTTGAACTTTTTTCAGGAGCATCAATACCCAGCAGACGAGCGCTGTCTTTACGCCCTACAATTTTGACTGTGTCTGCATCAATAACACGCTCAATACGCCCTGAAGAAAGTACGTTTAAACCTAACGTGTTACCTCGAGACGCTTGCTGTGCTAGCTCAAGTTCTGCGTTTCTTCTCAGTTCAAGAAATTGCGAATCTTTGCGCATCTCTGCTTCAGTCAGTCGTTTTTGCTGTAACGGTTTTCGCTGGTTAATAAACTCTTGATACGACGCGTAGTCTCCTCCAACATCGCGAGAAGCTTGCAAAATAGCTTGTTCAGGAGTCATCTGGTTGAACAACGCGTACTGCTGAGCAAGCGCTCGGAATCGAATACGCTCCTCAGGTTTCATGTTTTCAAGCATGCGATATGGCTCGACAAGCGGAGTAATACCAGTAGCAAGTTGGTATTGCGCTGACGCTGCGGCAACTTCGGCGTTGGCCGCCGCAAAGACCTCATCTACGCTTTTTGTAAATTCTGCGCTAGATCCCGCAAATAGCGAGATCTTATCTAGTCTGCTTTTTCCTTCCGCGTCCACCAATCCTTTGTTTCCAGCAAACTTTAAACTTTCATCGCGCATACGGGTGATCGTCAACTGTTCTGCTTGACGACCTAAAGCAGATGTAGACCCTAAAATAGAGTCCAGAAACGGAGTAGCTTGATTTACTAGTTCTTCTGAAACTCGAATACCTAGCGTTTCTAATCGACCGAGCATTTTGTCATATTGTGCAGCTCGCGAGTTTGCCGCCTCGTTAATCAACTGGTCGGTCACTCCCATTCCACTTAGCAAAGCATCTAAACTGTCAAGCATGTCTGTTGCGTCGCCAGCGTTGATTTTAGACAAAGCCGATCGGTTAATTTCAAAACGGCGACTAAGTGATGCGACGTTGCCCGACAAAAATTCTTTAATTGCAATCGACGCACCTTCCATGCCTTGTGCCGGGTCAAACGCGGCGAGTTTTCGCGCAACATTTACTACCTTACTGATGTCGACGCCATAAGTGTTTGCTAGCGGAACAAACGAAGTAATGTTGCCAATGTTTGACGTAAGCGAACCACCAAAGAGAGCTTGTTGCTGAGAAGCTGCGCCCATTGCTCGGTTAAACGTGCTTTGATCGCGGGACAAGCCACGCAACGCCGTCATGCTTCTTACTGCATTCAACGCAGGGCTGGCCGTCTGTTCAATCAATCCTGCAGCAGTTTGCGGGAAGTTTAGTACCGACATAGCCGTTTGCCCGAGGGTCTGCAAGTCTCGAATACGCGAAGACAAGAAGAAGATTGGGTCAGCAAACGGAGTTTGATTGCGCGTCTGTTGTACTTTAGCCATTACACGTTGAAGTTGCTGCAACTCTTCTAGACCAATGGGGGTACCGGCAGCGGCAAGATCTTCACGCAAGCGATTTAAGTCGGAAGAGCTGGCCTCAGTTAGGTCAATACGCCCGCCATTTTCTGTGCGTGCTTGGAAGCGCATCGCACGCTCGTTGTAAATTAGATTGGCCCCTGCCTCGCCAAACCGCGTCTGCGCATATTCGCTTAATGCTCTTCGCTGAGAGCGATCTCGGCTAATACCTAAAAAGGAGGGGCGGCTCGCAGCCGCTTGCAGCTGTTCTTCGAGTACATTAAGCTGTTTACGCTCAACTGCTTCAATTACACTTGCAGTAGGCTTAATGTAGTCTGCCTGAGAAACGCGAGCACTAAAGTCTGATAACGGCTCAAGAATAGCAGACCGTTGTTCTTCTGTAAGATCGGGGGCAGTGGCTATTTCTAGTTGTAAATCTGCTGCATTCGAAACCAGCTCAACAAGAGCCTGAGCCATTTCTTCTAGATTTCCCGCTTCGGCAGCGTTGTTCACCGCAAGAACCCGACTAGAAAATTCGGCTACGGCGGCACTGGATGCACCAGTGACCGAGCCAAGAGAATCTATCACACGAGTTAACCTAGTAGCTTCTTGCAGCGTATTTGCCGTTTGTTGAATTAACTGAGCCCTTCCTGCTGCAAAATTACCAGTTCGCAGCATACCGCCAGACAAATCAAATGCCGTACGAGTAGCACTTAGTGCACCTCTACTAAACAACTCAGCTTCGCTGGGACGACGTGCTTCAGCAGCTGCTTGGCGTGCGGCTGCTTCGGCGTCCATTCGTGCTGTACGAGCTGCAGCCGCTGCGTCTATGTGCGCAGCACGAGCTGCAGCATCTTCTTCTCGTTTTGCTTCTGCAGCATCTTGGGCGGTGACTGTTGCAGTATTTCGTGTTTCTGCGCCTACATCACGAAGCTTGCTATTTACGTTACGTAGATCAGAAGTAATATTTACGCGCTGTTCTTGTGTAGTTGCCGCTTCGACAAGCAGTTTTTCTAACTCAGTAATGTTTTCGGCAAGATGTAAAATTCGTTCAGAAAAGTTAGCAGTGACTGCATCAGTATTTGCAGGATCTGTAATTTCGGCTATCTGGCTTTGAACAGACTGACGCAATACTTCAGCTGGAGTCAACGTACCATCAGGATTCGTCCCAGTGTATTTTGCCGTGTCTAAAACTTCGACTGACTGCATTTCTTTTAATGCGGTTAACGTAAAGTTTTGTGTTTCCTGTTCAAGCAATTTGCGCGCAGTTTCTCTATCTACTCCTGCAAATCTACCTTGCCTATTTTTAAACTGACTACGCAGTAAGTCAAGAGTAGCTTTGTTGGGCATTAACGGGTCAAACCCGCCTATAACACGAGCCGCTGCTTCTGCGTCCATTCGTGCTGTACGAGCTGCAGCTTCTGCGTCTATACGGGCAGTACGTGCAGCAGCCTCTTCTTCTCGTTTCGCTTCTGCGGCATCTTGAGCCGTGACTGTCGTGGTATGCCTAGTTTCTGCACTTACATCACGAAGCTTGTTGTTTATGTCGCGCAGATCAGAAGTAATGCTGACTCGCTGCTCTTCTGTAGTTGCTGCCTCAACGAGCAGTTTTTCCAACTCAGTGATGTTTTCGGCAAGACGTACAATTCGCTCAGAAAAATTAGCGGTGACTGCGTCGATATTTGCCGGGTCTGTAATTTCAGCAATCTGGCCTTGAATAGACTGACGCAATACTTCAGCTGGAGTCAAGGTACCATCAGGGTTTGTTCCAGTATATTTTGCCGTGTCGAGAACCTCAACCGGCTGCATTCCCTTCAATGCGGTTAGTGCGAAGTTTTGCGTTTCTTGCTCAAGCAGCTTGCGTGCAGTTTCTCTGTCTACTCCGGCAAATCTACCTTGCTTATTCTTAAATTGACTACGCAGTAAGTCAAGAGTAGCTTTGTCAGACATTAGCGGGTCAAACTCACGTATACGACGAGCTGCAGCTTCGGCATCCATGCGTGCAGCTCGTGCTGCGGCGTCTGCGTCCATGCGAGCAGCACGAGCTGTACGAGCTGCAGCGTCTTCTTCTCTTTTTGCATCCGCCTCCGCTCTTAGTGTGACGTCGGAAGTAAGTCTTTTTTGCTCAGTCACATCTTTTATGGCGCTATTTATGCTTCTAAGATCAGCGGTTACGTTGGCTTGTTGTTCTTCTGAACTAGCTGCATCGGCTAACAACTTTTCCAGTTCAGCGACATTGTCGGCCAAGCGTATAATGCGCTCAGAAAAGTCGGCAGTTATCGCATCGATATTTGCAGGGTCGGTTATTTCACTCAGCTGAGCGTTAATCGACTGACGCAGCGTTTCCGCTGGTGTTGGCGCCCCGTCAGTGCTTTTACCTGTATACTTATTGGTCTCTATCAGCTCTACTGACTGTATGTCTCTTAGTACGCTTAGTGTAAAATCTCGCGTATCTTGCTCAAGAAGTGTTCGCGCTGTTATCTCGTCTATACCGGCATACTTACCTTGCTTATTTCTAAACTGATCGCGAAGGTTAGATAGCACGTTTTTACGAGACAGCAGTTCGTCTACGTAGGTGCCTCCTCCGCCTACACCACCAACAAAGGTAGTACCTGCTCCTGCGTGCACTGTTTGAGTACCCGCTCCGGAGTATGCCCCTGTGTTTTGCTGAATGTTAAGCAACGAAGGAGCTCCACGTCGGCTTGGCAGCTCTGTTCCTTTTTGAACAATTTGCTTTACATCTATTCCTGTAGTAGCACCTTTTTGAATTTGAATAGCAACGTTAGAGGCGGCGATTTCTATCTTCGAGGCCGAGAAAGTGGCTGTTCTTGCGTCTAGCGTACTGATGTTGATTGGCCCTCTAAACGACAACGAACCACTCGAGTCAATGCGGTAAGAACCGCCGCCTCCACCACCGCCCATAAAACCGCCACCGCTTGGAGGCTCACTGCCCCCGGCACCGCCACCACCAGAAGAGCCACCGCTACTTGGGGGCTCAGATGGGGGCTCAGACGGAGCTTCCATTGACGCTTTCAAAAGTTCAGGACTAAGCGGCGTGGTTATTTCTGATGCAGGTCTTGCAGGAGTTACTTTTACTGGCTCTGCAGAAACCGAAACAGTAGGCGCTATAGACGGAGTCACTGGTGTTTCTGACACACTGACTGGTGCACTCGCAGGCTCAACAGTCGGTGCAGCAGCTGGTTCTGGAGTAGGCGCTCTTCTTACGAATCTGCTACGGTAACGATCAGTAGTTTTAAATCTTCTGTTTTGTAGCGCAACAGCAGCCGCTCTTCCTGTAGCTTCACGGTCTGCTCTGCTTAGCCCTTCCATTGCTCGTCTTCGTCGCGTATACGTTCTTAGGTTGCTCAACGGATCAGAAAGCAGGCTCATAAAGCCTTCAGGCATTTCGTTTGCATACGCTTCAACAGTTGTTAACGCTTCGGGCGTATAACGTCCGCCAACGCCTGTGCCTTTAGCGACTGTGTCAAAAAACCGCTCTAGTCCGTCAAAGCTACCGTCAAGCCGGTAATCACTGTAAGCGCTGGTGATCTGTGCTGCTCTTTTTCGCGCATCAGCAAACTGCTCCGGAGTAAATCCTTCGTTAGGATCGATGCCAAACATTTTGTACAGACGGTTTGCGGCTTCATCGCCTTTAACTGGCTGACCTTCGTTGTCGACTAATTCTAAATTACCTGAGGCAGAAAGTCGTGCGTTCTGTAACAGATCCAGCGCTCTGACGTTTGCCAACAAGTAACTCATTCTTGCTGCTTGGATTCTGCGGTCTCTTTCCGATAAAGGACCAGAAGTAAAATCGAAAAGAGCGCGTTGCATTGCGTTGTAATGAGTTCGAGCCGGTGGGGCTACTGGAGCTGCTGGAGTTACTGGAGCTACTGGAGCTACTGGAGTTACTGGAGCTACTGGAGCTACTGGAGTTACTGGAGCTACTGGAGTTACTGGAGCTACTCGAGCTACTGGAGCTGCTCCAGCCGGTGTTCCATACAAACGTCGATACAAAACTCGTAAGTCAGCAACTTGCGCAAGTACTTCTGGGTCAGTTGTACGTACTTGATTCCTTATCTGTGCCCGCCTTTCACGGTACGCATCCCATGCTTTGTCCTGTTTTTTCTCTGCAGCGGCCAACTGCTTTTTTCGTCGCGGATCATTAGCTAGCGGTAGAAGTTTTTCTAATTTTTGTCGTTCTCGTACCGCGAGCTCTAGGTCTGCTTCCGAAGCTTCGCCGTTTTTCACTTTTTCTCGAATGTCCTGTTCTTCTTGTTGCGCCTTCTCGTACAAAGTTGGCAGATTAACTAAAAATCTAAAATTATCTCTTTGACGAGTAAGTCTTATCGCACGCCTGATTAGTCTTCTAGCCTCAGGATCGCGATACTCAGCTTCTCCTGTTTCGGTCTCTAAGGTGTTAATTACTTTGCCTCGCTCTCGGTCAAACTCCGAATTATCCTCAATCCCTAATCGATCGAGAGGATACATAAAGTAGGGGCGGTCTTTTGTTGCCTCGCCTATAAAGTCAAAGTCAGGACTATACCATTCTTCCGCAGGAATAGGTTCTTGCATGTTTCCATAATAACCGGGCAAAGGTGTAGGTACAGGTAGAGGGGGCAAAGAAGAAGATGAGTCTGGCCGTGGAGCTGCTGGAGCTGCTGGAGCTACTCGAGCTACTGGAGCTGCTGGAGCTACTGGAGCTGCTGGAGCTGCTGGAGCTGCTCCAGCCGGTGTTCCATACAAACGTCGATACAAAACTCGTAAGTCAGCAACTTGCGCAAGTATTTCTGGGTCAGTTGTACGTATTTGATTTCTTTTCTTTGCTTCTTCTTCATTGTCCAACTTTTTTAGTGCGTCAAATTCTTTCTGTAAAGCAGCCAACTCTTCTTGGCGCCGCGGATCATCATGCAGATCAGGTAAAGTTTCAAGCCTGTCCATTTCTTTAAAAAGGCTTATCAAGCGGTCGCGTCGTTTTTTAACCTGAGGATCGCGCTTTTCAGCCTCTTGCACTTTGCGGGTTATGTTGCCAATTACTTTTGATCGTTCGTTGGCAAACTTCGAATCATACTCAACCCCTAATTGCTCCGGAGTATAAGCATAGAGGTCCTCTCCTGATGCCTCGCCCATAAAGTCAAAGTCAGGACTCTCCCATTCGTCCTTAGGAATCGAGCGGGGTATGTATCTCATAGAAAAATCGATCAAAGGTGTAGGTACAGGTAGAGGAGGTAGAGGAGGTGGAGGAGCCGGTGGAGCAGGGTTTATCTGCTCAATAAACCGTTCAACCATTGCCTGTTGTGCTTTTTCTGGGTCTGTCCGCATTTTTTGTTGCTGCTTTAGCAAAGCGGCGTACACTTGCTTATTTAGCTCTACGTCGTATCCAGCCGTATGCAGTTTTGTCGGGTCTACTTCAATTCCGAAAAACTTGGCAAGACCACTAAGTGTACGCGACCCGGGAATCCCAAGGTCGTTAGCCATCTCCAAAGTGTCCACAGTCATTTCTCTTACAGCCGCGGGTACGTTTTCCGCACCTCCGAATAGGTACGGCAGGTCAAAAGATCTGATGTTGTGGCCCACAATCTGTGTACCCTGCATCGCTGCATTTGTTATGCTTTGGGCTAGCTTTGCTCTCTCTGCTTCACCAAGGCCTGCACTAGACTCAAGAATTTGCCCCCCACTGTCAGCATATTGAAAAATACGCGGTGTTTCTCCGAAGCCCGCTACTGAAGTCTCTAAGTCAAAAAACAACCGCTCTCCAGTCGCTTTATCGCGTGCTTGCTGTGCTCGTGCTGAAACAAGCGCTCTATTAGCCGCAACGTCTGCATTAAGAGGATTAAGCGCAAGCGCTTGACCTACATTAGTTGTGTTAAGAAACTGAATAATTGAATCAACTAACGTTCTTTGTGTGTCATTACCTTCAAGTCCAGTCAAGGCACGGTCAACCGAATATGCACTCATGTTTGTAGGGTCGATTTGTTCAAGAGCGGCGAATCCTTTTTCATCTAACTGACTAAACATTTGCAACATTCGGGTAACTTCAACGTCTTTCATTACTGCGTCAGGATCATTACGTTCAACCAAAAACCGTGGCGGTGCACTCCCTAGAATTGCGCCGAATATGTTTTGTAGATTTTTAGACTTTGGTGAATCACTAAAAGTGCGTGCGATGCGACGCGCAAATAATTTTCGTAGTTGATCTCGAGCAAAAGTTCTTCCGATTTCGTCTTTTGCTGATAACTTTTGTCCTCTGCGTTCTCGCGCATCGTACTCGGCTAGTTGCTTTATAAGAACATTTTCGTCTACATCGGGGACTAGCTCAGAAGTAAGTCGCGCAACATAAGTATCTAATGCGCGCTTAGAAACCTCGGCTGAAGATTCTGCAGGCTGAGCTCTTTCCAGCGCGCTGCGGTTGGCTAATACTTGATCGAGCACTTCAAACATTCCATCTAAATCATAACCTAGCTCAGTTTGTAGGTCTTCAAACACACTGGAGCTTGTTAACATCCCTGTTAGCACAGATTCGCGTTGAGCAAATAAATCACGATTTTTCGCAAAATTGGCTATTTTAACCTCACGTTTTGCAATTTTCTTAACCAATTCGGTTCTTTCAGGAGCGTCTTCTGATAATGCTGCAAGTTGTTTACGCTCTGTAGTTAGCAATTCTTGATGCTTTGCGTACGCTGCCTCAGCACGTCTTTTGCTTCGCTGTGCTGACTTAGCCGCAGCGAAAATTTCTAGTGTAGCTGATCGAGAAGTGACACCATAACGCTCTTCCACTTCTTTTTTCTGCTTAAACCGATCGCTACTTTCATACTCTAATTGTTCTTTTTTTAATTTTTCTCGCGCTAGTTTGACAAAGTGACGTTGAGCGCCTACGTCAAGGGCCATATTTTTAACAATGCTTTCGACTTCCTCTGGGTTGCTTGAAAGTTGAGTTGCCACCAACCTTCGCTGCTTATCAATGTATTCCTCTTCGCCGCTTCTTATGTATCCAGATTCTAGAACATTCATGGCCGACTCTAAGCTTGTGCTATATTCAGACTTTTGCGAGGATGCTTCAAAAAGTCTATTTAAATCAACATCAGAACGCAAATATTCGTTGTTACTTATTTCTACTCTATTTATTAAACGAGCTAATGGAGTGTTGCGCGTCATGTCCGCTACAGAATCATCTACGGCAAAAGAATTGCGCACAGCCGCTTCAGGATCAAAACTTAATGCCCCTAAAGTATCTTTACCGACCTCATTTTCGTCTCCAGAAAACATACGAATACGCGCTTGTCTTTCTTGCTCTAATTTAGCGAAAACGTCTTTATCTATCGTAGTAGCTGTATCCGACTGAGCACGCAAGTAAGCGTCTAGGTATGTTTTTTTACGCTGTGCTCTAATTGCAAGATCCTCTTGAGTACTTCCAAATCCTTCATCCGGAGATACATCGTATCTTCCAGTCATGCGGTACACTTCTTCACGTAAAGCAATTTCCGCATTTATTTGACGACGATCTTCTTCGCTTAAGTCTGGTACAGTCAAGCGAGCCGCTAAACTGTTCATTCGAGTTTTACCGTACTGAATAGAGGCAATTCGCTTCTTTACTTCTGCAATACGTTGGTCAAGATCAGCACGAGCTGGAGTACCGGCAGCATAAACACTTGCCTCTTGTTGCAGCTTTGCAAGTTGCGCTTCCGCTTCTTGCAATTCGCGCAATTTAGTGCCCACTGACATGCCAGTTACGCTTTGATACTGTTGAGCCGCTCGACCGCGAACTGCGTATCGCTCACCCGCCATAGACTCAGGAGTAATGTCTACTTGCTGTTCAGCGCGTATAGCCGCCAACTGATCGGTCTCTCCCAATATCTTAGCAACATAGTCTAGCGCAGCCGGATTAGCGGCCAAGTCAATCGCGTTTATGAATGAAAAACCTTGACGAAACGAACTTGCAGGATTGTTTATTGCCTCTGCTGATAGCTGTTTGTACATGTTGGCTATCGGAGCAAACTCTGGAGAAACTGTATCTGCTGCTAACAAAGCGCGAGCTTCGTCAAAATCGATACCAGCTGATTTGGCTACGTAGCCCGCAAAAGCCGCCTGCATGCTAGGAGCTATAGCACTCATTACGTCTATTAGCTGTCCCTGTCCTGTAGGATTTTTTGTTGCGGCCAAAATTTGCTTTACCGTAGCTGGGCTTTCCAAAACCATAGCCATTCCCGGGGCTGCTTGGCTTAGTTCAGACAGTAGTATTTGCCGCTCTTCGGCCGATACTGTTTGCAGCGCTTGGGCTATTTTAACAAGTGGAATATCTCTGCGTTCTGCTTCAGTGCGTGCGTAGTAGACAGACTGCAGGTTTCTACGAGTCATCTGCGGGTTTTCTTCGTACTGTTGTTTTAGTTTTTCTAGATCAATGTTTCCTTCTGCATCCAAATAGCTTGAAGCAATTTGGGCAGCGGCGAGAGTACCTCCTCTATCTCCTTTTTGTACCCCTAGTCCAAAATAGTCAGAGAAAAACTCTAGTGCCGCATATGGCTGTCCTCCTACACTGCGTTCACTAGCCGCGGCTACAAAATCCGCATTACTCATGTTCTTCAGATTGCGTAGCTGCGATAAAGCCTCAGTATCCCCACCTACTTGGTTAGCAACCGCAGCAGCTACACGCACTGCACTACTTTGTGTTTCGTAAGGTCGACGGGAAGTAGCAACGCCCAAAGGCCCTAATTCTGATATTAACTGGTTTGCGTAGTTAACTATAGTAGGTGCAAAGTTTGCAAACTCGGTAGCGTTTGCTTGCGCACCAAAAAGAGAACCGACTGCCTGCTCTACCGTAATTCCGGCTCCTGTGGATAATCCAGTGAGCAAATACGCTCTTTCTTGATCAGTAGTTTCTTTTGAAATTAACTTTTTAACGTACGCAATCTGCTGTTTGGTTCGACGTGCGTTAGTGTTTGCAATCTCCCGAGCCGTTGTTGTTGAAGCTTCATACGCAGTTTTTTCTTGGTAGGCTGCGTCACGCTCTAGATTCTCAAGCAAACCAGCAACAAAAACTTCTGCTGGAGTAGAATACTGCTTTTGTTCGTCAGCCGCGTCTCCAAACAGCTCAGAAGCAAATGTAGCAGGTGCGTCATCAGGCAACGCATTAGTCTTAATGTACTTACGGATTAGATCAGCGGTAAGTAAGTCTATTGCGGAAGCATCAGCGTTACTTCCATTAAACATGCCCGCAAACTGCTTTCCGGTAGTAACTTCTCCACCCATTACACTGGGTATACTAGTTGCCCGTTGAGCTGCCTGTAAGGCAGGCATTACTCGCCGAGCAAGTGTTGCTGGTAAACTAACTGCGTTGCCGTTAATGCTAGTTTTAAGAATATTTCCGTTTGCTATGTCTTGCTGAGCTTGGGTAAGTAGCGCTTGTCCTTCCTTAACGACTCTTTCTTGAAACCCAACCGGAAAAACTACAGTGGGTTCGAACCCAACAATTTGTGACCCTGCTTTTGTGTCAATGCCAAACGCTTCATCTCGGTCTCGACGACGAGGATTTAGCGATTGTCGAAATGAACGTACTCCAGCTCCAGTCGAGGCGTAGCGTTTTGTTATAACTGCATTAAATTGAGTAGCTACTTCGCCTGCGAGTGAGTTTAGCTCGTTAAGGTCTGAAACTACTCCAGTATCCGGATCTCTTCCCGTATACTCTATCAACAGATCGCTTAACGCTGCCTCTACGATAGAATCTACTGTAGCAGTTGCTGCTGGCAGTGGCTTGCCCCTTTTCATGACCCGTTCAGTGGTGTTTAAAGCAGATCGCGTTTTTTTCAATAAAGCGTTTGCTTGATTTTTTGACAAATTGCGTGCAGTTTCTTCTGCAATTACTTGCCCAAGAGCAGCAACTTGACCTTCGGAATTTACTAATCCTACAGAACCAAACAAGTTACTCACTGCTTCGCGATAAACTCTTCTAAGCTCAGCCTCTACTTCTGCGTTTAACTTTGCCCCGCTTAGGCCGGGATTGCGCATTGTTACTGATTTATGCACATCGCTAAATAAAGCTGTTTGATCTGGGTTTAGCACAGAGCTTACCGCTCGAGGCAACTGTACGCCACCTTTAACAAGCAAGTCAGCAAAACGCTGCATTAAACTTTTAAAGCTGATTAACTTGCTAGAAGATTCTTTTACAGTAACTGGGTCAAAGCCAAAAAGTTCTTTAAACTGCTGATTGTCTATTTTTACTGGTGTTGTTTCCGCAGTTGAGGTTATAACTAGCGGCGAAATTTTTCCCGAAGAAGAAGAAGAAGCAGATCGACTTGCTTCAGGAATTTTTTCTGGCTCTTTAGAACCCGGCGCAGGCGCACTTTCCGTACTTTTTAAAGTAGAGGCTATTTTACCAACCTCCTGTACGTAACTTGCTACGGTCTTTAGCAAAACCGAAAACTCGTCGCCTATGCTTTTAATAGTTGCTGGATCTTTTACCGTATCTACAAAATTAGATAGAAATGCTTCTCCAGCGGTTACTGCGGTGCGCTGTTCCGCTGTCATTGGGCTTCCTGTTGATTTAGCTGACCTAGCCGAAGCGCGCAAATCTATGTCACCCAATGATCTTTTCAGCGTTTCTCCTGCTTCAGGAGAAAGCTTGCTGACTTCATTAAGAAGATCAGCAATCGTTTCTAGTTGTTTAATTGTTTCGTCCATATCCACCTACATAAATAATTTAAATACTTGCTCCTCTTTTTCGAGGGCTTTTTTCTGCAAAGCATCGAGCTCTCGTTGCTTGCGTTTGATGCTTGACTGTACCGCATGACTTTTTGCGGAAATCAATGCGGCCATTTCTAAATATGTCACCGACCCTACACGTTTGATGTGTAGAGCCGATAGCTGGCCCGGAAGTAAAAAATGGTCAATCCACAACGCAAGCTCTTCACGAGTAGCATTAGCTTGCTGTATCAGTAGATGTATCCCTTTCCTTTTCGACAGCAGTGGTAAGATCTGCATCTTTTTGCAGTGCCTCAACAAACTTGTCGAATTCGCCTTTGCTAATTTTCCCGATCGTCCATATTTGCTCACCAAGCTCACGAACTACCTCCCCGTTGACGTCCAAGAGTCGCCGTGCTTGCGAAATAGTTAGCTTTGGACGAACAATACCCTCCACCAACGTACAGAGAGTAAACTCTGTGTTATCTAGCTCTCCGCCCTTAGTGGCCTGTTGGTTAATTTTTTCCATCTGAGCAAAGGTCAGGGCCCGAATACGTACTCGTTTTTGCAGTCCGCGAATGACTACGTCTAGTTCATTAGGGGCGGCTGCTTGCTCGAGCTCGTCAATACTTTCATAGTAGTCGGCATTTGTACCGACTGCGAAATCAATCATAAATCCTCCGTAACAAAAAAAGATTCCCTCTACATAATAACACAAACAAATGTTGTTTGCTACTGTAGAGGGAATCTCTCAAATTTTAGCTATAGTCGCCAGAAACTGCAGTCTGAACAGTGAACCCACCGTTGTCCATAAAGTCGAACGAGATGGTCACTTGGTCATTCGCGGCGTTCGTCAGCTGGTAGCCAGTGATGATCGCTGAGGGGACAACCATTGTGTAGCCACCCTTTGAAACCAACTGCAGGCCAATGTAATCGCCCGAGTTTGAAATGTTGATCAAGCGAGTGTGAGTCGTCTGCTGATCGATTGGCAACGTCACTTGGAACGAGCCGTTTACACGCCGAGTGGTCGTGAAGCTGTACATCTTCCCGTTATCGTTTAGGAAGGGGCCAGCATCAACCTGCTGGGTCTGCAATGAAGCCTGCCACTGCGACACAAACTTAATGTTGTCGAAGCCAGTTGCAGGATCGACTTTTGCCATACGAAGGTAACCTTCAATACCCTTTACAATAGCCATGGGTTATTTTCTCCATTTGGTAAAGCAGACGCATGCTTTAGTGTAAATATTTTATACTCTATTGCGCCGATAGAGGCGGTCATTCGGCTGGAGTGATGTATGTTTCGACTCCTACAGCGCTAGTATAGACCGCTCGGTTATTCAGCTGGTCGACAGGAAACGAATACGTTTTGTACGGGTACAGCTGAACGTGATAAGTGATAGGGATGTTGTTGATACCCGAAATACTAATGGGCTCATTTAAAGAGTTTAGCAACGAAGCTAGCGAGTCTGTCGCGTCGGCCATTGAAGTAGACACGGATCGCAGAGTAACTAAGCCTTTCCACGCAGATGCGTTTAGCATTGGATACGCAATACCTAAACTCGAGTCAGACTGATAGATTAGGTACGGATATTGCATATCCGCCGGAGCGACGTTAAAGAACACTTTTCCACTGTACGGAACCGCTACTTGCGACAGAGCTCGAGCCAGTATACGCCAAACATTTGGGTACAGGCTGTTTACGATCATATAGTTTTAAACGAGTCATTTACGGTCTTCGCGACAAACGAGTCGACTCGTCCTTGAATTGATTTATAGTAATCTGCGGCAGTGCGTTCTACTACATACGTGGTAAGTTCCGATAACTTGCGACGAACTTCGGGGAGAGTGTCTTCTGTGATCGCCAGCGTCACCGCTTTTTCAGCAATTACGGATAGTGACGGGCCGTCCATTTTTTGATTTTTAATGAGCGTACTGATTTCTTCAGCCATCTGAAAAAGCTGCAGAATTGATTCGTCAATAAGAGCCACGCGCAAAGGGTTTTGAAAAACGTGTTGGTTCATTACCTCATCGCCTGTTTTCTGCACAAGTTCTCTGTTTTCGGTTTTAAACGCTACTAATCGTTCGCGATACAATTTATGCGAAGATTCTTGCACTCGAGCGCGGCGGTTCAACATCCGTATTTCTTCTTCTGGACTTACGTCTTGCAAGCTGTCTAAATACTCTTCAACATTTTTAAATACGACAGCTTGCAGGGCGTTTGCAATATGCACAGGCGCTTGTTCAAGAAAAGCACAAAACTCGTAAATTTCTTGACTGAGCTGGTTCATTGCGACCGCTCCACTTCCACAATAAAGGCACCCATAAGAGAGTGCTTTACCGGAATATCCACAAGATCAAACATTGTGCCCGAAAACACAATCTTGTCTTGAAGCGTTAACTCGGTTGAGTAGGGTAACTGAAAGCGGAGAGAGGCGCGGCTCACTTGAAGCTGCACCTCTTCTTGCTGATTCGAGAAGTTTGTTTGCAGGCGGCCATTGCGGTTAATGACCCTGCACGCTACACCACTGATTGTAGTATACGACGTTGTGTATTCTCCGTCGGTAACGACATGCCCGGCAAACTTTTGAATAGAACAAACCTCAGTCAACCACTGCTCGCTTTGCTGACGAATAAACGCCGCATCGCCTTGAAAGTTCATGAAAGCTCCTGAACTCTCGCCTCAATAGCCCGAATCTTTGCGATCGAAACTCCGATCTCTTCAGCACGCTCTTTAATTCGAGCCAGCGTGACAAGACTGGTAAATTTTTGAAGTTCTTTTTTGAAGTCAGCGTTTGACTTCATCGAAACAAGAGCCAGCACCGCATCATCGGTGATAAAGTTGTCACTGATCTCGTTCGACTGCTCGCCGATATATTCACGCAACAGTCCACTATCGAGTAGCGACCGGTTAAGGCGGCGAAACACCTTGTCTTCTGCTTCCGAGTAAATCTCAATTACCTCGTTTTCGTACACAAAGTTAACGCGCTTTCGGGCCGCCAAGTCATAGTCTTGCTCAGCAGTGCTGAGCGTCCACCCTACTTGAACGCGCAGATCAACCGGATCGGGCCGTAGACCTGCAATAATGTTGATCGGTACTTTTGCGTACCGCCGATACACCGAGTTACTCATAGTAAGGTAAATGTTGTTCTTCGCCATATATATACTCCTAGGTAAGCTTAATTACGCCGATATTTTCCGGCATATCTACAACCATACCATAAGACTGGTACGCGTGCAACACGTAGTCAGGTGGCTGGATCGTGTTGTCCGTGTAATCCTGATACCGCATGTCGCCGTACAGAATAATTTCGCCAGCGTTTTCACCAACGACAATAATCTTATCGTCGGGGATAAGGCGTTCGCGAAGGTTTGGAAGCTGATTTCTAAACACCTGCGGCAGCTCAATCACAGGAACACCCTTAAAGACGGTGATACGGTTAGTGTTCAAGTACTCCATCAACTTATCGTTGACAGGGTAAGCGATCAAACCGCTACCGTCAGTGTACGCATACTCACGAAAGCCAGCAAACTCGTACATGGGGCGGAGCGCTCGGCGCGTGCCGATGATAGCACGAACATTACCTGCGGTGTCCATCACGTTTTCGATTAGCTCTTCCACAGCGGCACTGGTCAACGTACCCGTCTCAACGTAGTGGGTTGGCGTATCAACCGAGTTCCACACCGTGCTAAGCAAGGTAAACACCTTGGTAACCAATGCGTCAGTAATATCCAGCTGCAGCTGATTGCGCAAGTCCTGAACAGTCTGCACTTTGCCAGCCTGCACGTTCCACAAGCTTTCACGTACACCGCTGATCAAACGATCGTAGACGTATGAGTGGTAATCTTGTACGGTCGTGGGCTGACTGGCCAAGTGATTAGTACCCGGCACCATTGACTGAACGGCGTAGCGACCGCGGCGTACGCGCTTGATCACTACTTCTCCCTCCTGTGCGGTGCGGCTAGGCATAAAAGTCGAAAAGAGATCCAGCGTAAGGTGCTGTGGTTCAAGCATTTCGATCAAAAGCTCAGCATACGCTGAGCGCTGGTTAGCGGAAGTACCTGCAGTGCGCGAAACTTCGGCTACCGTTTTCATTAACTCTTCTTTATTCATCAGTTGTCTCCTAGTTTAGTTCGATGTATAGCGTACCGGTAGCCGATTGGTAGCTATCAACAATGCCCACAGCGTGGCTAGCGGTGGAAGTGTACGTAAACATACCCGAAGCGCCGACAGCTACCATAGCCCCCGGAACACGGATATTCGAGCTATCGACAAAACAGCCCGAGGTGATGCCAATTTTGCCGCGGTGCAAGGCAACAAGCTCACCTGAATAAATCGGGGGCTCGAGCCACATTGAACGGGGCACGAGATACTGCAACTTGTCGAATACAGGCTCGCCATACAAGCCCCCATCGGTCAGGTTGTACGTGCGGATTGCAGGGACAGTGTACATGTCGGCGTACGTCGGACGATTAAAGTCGTCAGGCGGGAAAAACGCGATGTACACTCCGAGCGTGGTATTAGCGCTAGCGTAGGTCACCACTGGAAGATCGTTTCGAACTCCAGAGGCACCAACAACGACTGCGCGACCTTCGACTAGCGTCGAAGTAGCGACACCTTGACGGCTCGCATTAGTGGTTACAATTACAGCCATTTAGTTCCTCTTACTTTGAATTTTTTAGCTGCCGAAGCTGCTCGGCAAGTGCTTTTACTGTCTGGGGCCCACGGGGCTCTTGAGCCGACTGTGGCTCTGGAAGAGCCGGAGTGGCAGGCGTTTCTCGCTGACTGGCCTGTTCACGCTTTAGCGTTTTAGCCATGTCAGTGAGCACTGCCTCGAGCACTGAGTCCTCAAGTCCTACGTAAAAATCAATCCGCCTTTCAACTTCAGCGGCTGCCATTACTTCACGCAGTGCTTCCGCTACTTTTTCTTTGCGGGCTTCTGCGGCGGCTGCATGCTCTGCTTCTTGGTAGGCTTTGACTTGTTGCCGTAGCTCATTGAGTGTCTCCTCTTGCTGCTTTAGTGCGTCTAGGGCTTGTTGCAGCTCTTCTTGTAGTTTGTTCATTTTTTCCTCTGCGACGCTCAGTAGCGGCGTTCTTTGGCCATACGCAGGAGTATCCACAATGCACGTTCCTGCGAACGTAACATTCTTCAACCAACGAACTCCTTGAAGTTCGTCAACCTCGGTGTAATATAGTTCCCACGATGTTCCAATAAACGAACTGGAACCGTGCTGAGCCTTGAGTAGATTGTAGATCCCGGGAAACTCTTGTTTCCAGATATATGCTTTTGCCTTGATCACTTCGCGCCCGTCAACCGTATCTAGAAATGCGGAGCTGATAGCTCCAATCGGATGAGCGCCTGAGTGACCTTCGTAGAAAGACACGTTTTCGGAAATAAAAGCGTTGATCTTAAGGGGGGTGTTTACGGCAGTTCGAATGATGTTTTCTGCCTCTGCTCGAGGAATCGCTTCCCCGTTTTTGTTCGGCTCGAAATCAGTAAGAATCAACTCAACTTCCCGCACAAACGGGTGTTCCGCGCTTGATTCGGAAAAGTGTAAACTCCCCTTTACTGATGCCGAACTTTTTTTGTCAGCTGCGTCCATTTGTCTTACGAGCTTCGCAAACCATGCTCGGCCAGCAGCGCCGCCCCACAACAACCAGCTTACCCATGCTGGAGAGTCTTTGGGCGCGTTAGCAAATCGACTGTTTCTTCCGAAGAATCGATTACCCATACGAGCACGAGCAGGCGAAACTGCTTCTCCTTGTGTATACTTTCGAGCCCACAACACGGTGGCTGATTCGAGTCCTTTACCGCTGAGTCCTTTTTCGTGAAGAGCTAGTCCACGTTTCGCGGCGCTTTTTACTCCAGAAGGTGGAGAAAAGTTGATCTTATCGTATTTTGCCGCATACGCTGGGTAAGCTGCGGCGCTCTCTTCTTCTTCTGGATCTTCTTCTTCTTCTGGATCGTCTTCCACCGGAATTTCTGGATTAAGCTCTTCGTTTTCAATAATCCAAAACTTACAAATTGCCTCTTCGTCAATTTTTCCTGAGACAATCGAGCAGGAATAGCTTTCATGAGCGAAAAACACACAGTTTTTGCACACAAGTCCTTCCGCTTTAAAGGGATTATTCTCTGCCGGAGTATAGTGGGATCCATCTCCGTCAATACCCCAACCAAACTTACCGTACTCGTCGGTAATTTCGACTAGTCCGTCAATTAGTTCCTGTTGCTTTTCAGTGAGCACTAGGCACCTCGTACAATGTGAATCTCCAGTGATCCTGCGACCGACTCTGCAGGAATAAATGAAATAATAACCCCGTTAGTCGGCTCAGAAAGCGCAGGAACGCTTTTAAACGCTGAACCCGATGCTGAGGTCGAAAGTACTGCGTATCGTGCGTCTGCGGCCACTGGGAAGGCGCTGAGCAGCAAATCCGCTTGCATTGCTCCGTAATCTGCGTACACACGCAATTCTCCACTTGCAGCTGACTTAAATGAGAAAGTCATGTTTCTCCAACCAGAGCGGATTAGAGGCACATAAACAAATCGAGTATTTGTACGCGTCGTGTCAAAAAAGGCACCACTCACAGTAAGAGGCGCCAAAGAGTTTACGGCGAACGAATCTTCAGTGATGTAGATGTCGTCGTATCCGCTGCTAATCGCAGCAACAAGTTCGTTAACGTGACCATCACCAGCAGTTTTTACTGATCCTCGGGCGGTTAGTCGTAAAGGAGAAAGCTCTCCCTCGCTTAACTCAGGCGTAGTGTTGACCAACGACTCACTTCGATATACGCCGCCTATAGGAAAAACAGTCTTGTCCGCACTATATCCGTAGATATAGCCAGAAACTGCGAAATCTACAGGAAGCGGAGCGGAGTATGTACCGAGCGCTTGTCCTGAGTTGTCGCTTAACACAAACTGTTGGTAGTGTACGGTAACTCCATTTTCTTCAAGCTCCACGGTAGCTAGGTTACTAGCACTCGTAGAGGGAATTTCTAATGGCATAAAAGTCCTCCTGTATATGTCAATAATTAGTTGTCAGTTTTGATCTTGTTAATTATAGCCCGTACAGTTTCTCTTGAAATAGAAAATCCGTGAATGTAGCAAAGACGGGTTAACTGGCGGATCGATAATCCTGAATGGTAAACGGAGCGAACATACGCTTCAATCGTCTCTGACCTTCGCGGTCTTCCTCTTTTCCTTTTCGACCCGTACTGATTAGAAAGCGAGTGTTGATTGTACTGATCTGTGTAGTGAGCGGACTCTAGTCGGTCGATTTGAAACTGCTTCCGCTGCAGTCTCGCTAGTTCAAGAAACCAAGGCTCTGAAAGGTAAGCGGAGTAAAGCGGCATACAAGAAGAGCAAACAGGAGAACTAGACGACCGTGGTGATTCGCAAATCACGCATTTGTTGTATTTCATGGCGTACTCGTGACAATTTATTTCGGCAATACTGCCGCTTTTATTGTAGCAGAGCGGCAACATACACGCAACTATGAGAGAAAAATGAGAAAATCACCAATAATTCTAATGAAATTCTAATCTAAATTGACTTGCGGAGCTTGACAAGAAAAGTTAAAATTGAACTACCCGAAACCCCTTAAACCTAACAAGTAACAGATGCTTAGAGATCTAGTAGAAAAGTTACTCAAAAAAAAAAATAACACACTCTAGTAATAATAAAGATAGTAATAGTAAGTAAATAGAAAAGTAATTGTTAAGTTCTTTACTAAAATTAGAAGTAACTAATATACTAGTAAAGAAGTAACTAAGTATTTTAGTAAAGAATATTATGTATATATATATATATATATATATATATGCGTTTATTTTTTTTTTTTTTGAATTTTTGCCGCTTTTCAGGTACAATATCAACAGGTTAGTTTTTTTAGGAGGAGCAGTTTATGCCGCTTATCAATTTTGACGAGTATGCCGAGTTAGTGAAACAGACTCGAGTGTATCCAGATGATTTTGCAATTATCTACCCAAGCATGGGATTAGCGAACGAAGCAGGAGAGGTTTTAGGGAAGCTGAAAAAAGCACTCCGTGATGGAGATCCGGAAAATCCATTTACACGAGAAGTTGCCGCTGCCGTGACTGATGAACTCGGAGACGTCCTCTGGTATATCGCATGCTTAGCAGATGATCTCGGAACTTCGTTACAAGAGGTTGCAGAACGGAATTATGTTAAGTTAATGGATCGAAAGGCGCGAAATGTGCTAAAAGGAAGCGGAGACAATCGATGATTGATGTTTTATTGCCGCTGTGCACTTACACAGTGGTCGAGTGGAGCTTTCCCGCTCAAGGAGCAGGTCCGTTTGAGGTAACTTTCGTTGTAACACACTCTACGAGTAAGCAGCAAGATTACTACACAATCGATGTTCCATTTCAAGGAGAAGACCCAGCAGCATTCGCTCTGAAGCTGCAAAACTACATGGTAAGTCATGTAGCGTATCTTGAGAATCTACACAAAGTTAAGTCTCTACTTGGCGGATACACTTTCAGCCACGTAGTTAGCGAATAAGGAGTATTTATGTTTTTGAGCAGCAACTTTTTGCGGCAGTATCCGGACAACCCTGAGTGGCCCAGTTTGCTCGGGCAATTTGTGTATCTTCGCACGTATAGCCGCTTTCTAGAGGATCAACGGCGACGAGAAACGTGGAAAGAGACCGTTACTCGTGTAGTCGAGTACTCAATCGGTCTTGACACCGTAACCGAGCTGAAAGACCTTAAGGAAGAAGCAGAGCAGCTCTTTGATGCTATGTTTCATTTGCGTGTGTTTCCTGCGGGCCGCACGTTGTGGACAGGAGGTACTGAAGCGGCAAAAAAGTACCCGATGTCGAACTTCAACTGCAGCTTTGTTGTGGTTGATCGCTTTCAAGCGTTCATTGACGCGTTTTACTTGATGATGCTGGGTACTGGGGTTGGTTTTCGTGTATTGCCTGAGGATGTTGCGACCCTTCCTGATGTGGGCACGATTGTCTACAATGAGGAACCATATCTTTCGATTGACAAGCCGTATCGAATAGAAAACACGATCTGCACTTCTTTGGGGCACGCCGAGTATCGGTTGACCATCGGAGATAGCAAAGAAGGCTGGGTTAGCGGCCTTGAAGACATTCTAAAGATCGCAAAGAAAGCTGCAATGCTTGCCGAGCCGGTTACGCTGACCGTTGTGTACGATCACGTTCGTCCTGCCGGTGAGCCGCTGCGTACTTTTGGTGGACGTGCCTCTGGTCACGAGGCACTTCGTGATATGTACCAGCAGATTATCGCAGTCATCAACGAAGCCGCTTCTGTGCGTTCGGGTCGTCTTTCTACGGAAGACGCGATGGACATCATGAATCTTATTGGTCAAGCCGTTGTGGTTGGGGGCGTTCGGCGATCAAGCGAAATCACCCTGTTTGCCGCTGACGACACCCGCGTCTTGGAGGCCAAAACTGGCTTGTGGACAGACCCCGCG